AATATTATTGAGGCTTGTATAGCGAATAACGTTGAATACTGTATTGACGTTAGTACCGATAAAGCCGCCGAGCCATCCAACCTATATGGTATGACCAAGGCGGTAGGCGAGAAACTAATAATACAAGCAAATGATATATCAGATACTAAGTTCATTTGCGTTAGGGGTGGTAATGTCCTGGGCTCAAGCGGCTCGGTAGTACCATTCTTTATTGAACAGATTAAAAACGGCGGCCCAATAACCATTACTGACGTAAATATGACTAGATTCTTTCTTACGTTGGAAGAGGCCATTCTATTACTATTTGAGGCGACAGTCAATAGTATTGGCGGCGAAACATTCGTAATGAGGATGCCAGCCTGTAATATTCTGAATCTCGCCGAAGTAATAATGGATCATTATGGTAAGGTAGATACTATCATAACAGGTATTAGGCCAGGCGAGAAACTCGACGAGGTATTAGTAACAAAGCACGAGGCATTACTTACTCGCTGTTGGGGAGAACATTACTTCGTAATACTACCACCTGCAATGAATGACAAGTTATTGAATAAGTATGGCGATTTGCCGAATATTCAATATACAGAGTTTGACTCCAAAACAGAAACAATGTCCAACGAGTTAATAAAGGATAGACTTATCAGAGGAGGGTTTCTAGTATGAGAGTATTAGTAATAGGTAGTAATGGAATGGCTGGGCATATGATTACTAAGTATCTCAAGCTCCAGGGTTACGACGTCGAAACAGCAGCTAGAAAAGATGCCGATATTACATTGAATATCGAGGATACAGTATCGGTTACTAAATTCTTCGACAAACTGGATAAGTATGACTTCATTATTAACGCAGCAGGAGTACTAGTACAAGCAAGCAAGGATAACCCAACCAGGGCTATTATTGTCAATAGCTGGTTCCCTAGATACCTAGAGATGAAACTAAGAGAATCACCCACTCGCCTAATACATTTATCCACCGACTGCGTATTCGACGGTCAGCAGGGCAGTTACTATGAAAATAACGCCCCAACTGAAACCAATGACTATGGTAGAACAAAAGCACTAGGCGAAGTAATAAACAACAAGGACATAACCTTTAGAATGAGTATCATTGGCCCAGAACTAAAGAATGGAACAGGGTTATTACACTGGGCACTTAATTACAAGGATAAAATTATTCCAGGCTGGGTCAATTCTAGGTGGAATGGTATTACTACGCTACAACTCGCAAAATGTTTGGATACTTATATGATAAACTCGTCTGCAACTGGCCTATACCATATGGTAGATAATAAGGTTAAGACTAGCAAATACGAGTTATTGTGTGATATAAACGAAGTATATGGCTTAGGTAAAACTGTTAGTAGGGATTTTGGCCCTAAACCGGTTGATAAGATATTGGTTGATACTAGGCGCTCTATTGACTTGAAAATACCAAACTATAAAACCCAACTCCAGGAGCTGAAAGAGTTCAAATGAACTTTCGCATGTGAGCCCAACACATGCCGTTCTTCAGTTCTTCGAAGTTCCAGTGACTCATCGCCAACCTGGCAACCCACGGTACTCGGTCATAAAACGTCGGAGTCTCTATCAGGCTAAGGTCAGTGTTGGCTACTTCACGCGACTGGCTACGTTCGGGATCAGTGAGAAAGATAGGAATACCTTCGATGGCTGCGCCCACAGTCGGACTAGAGTTGTGGCCTATGGCTGCCCAACAATCTTGCAAATCGTCGACCAGGCTCGACCCTACCTCACTGAGGGTTACGCCTGCCAGTAGATCACTCGTTTCAAAATCGCCCAAGTATCCTCTAGCAGCCTTGTCGCCAGGATGCGGCCTAAGTCGGATGGGCCGATCTGTGTACTCGCGCAGCTCTAGTATAGTGTTGGCAGTCCATTCCAGCACTGAGCAGCCCGACATCGACCAGCCACCGTTGCGCTGCAAGCAGATCAATATATGACCACCCGAGGTTCTATCCGACTTCAATGATATACCAATGTTATTGAATACCTGTTCCCACCTAGTATTCGACACATTCTCTTGATCGCAGTAATTGCCAGTAGTTGGGAATACACCGTCGAAACTATATCTCAGGTAATGCAATGGGTTATTGGTATTGGCGTATAAGAATAGGTTACTATCTACCACTACTACATGATTCCCAGACTTCAACTGACCTTCAATAACCTGGTTTCGCAACGCCAAATGGGGCCTAGTTACCTTATCGGATATCCATCCTTGTAATACTGCAACGTCAGTTGGGTTATAAGAATAAGAATGGACGTCCGTTACTGATTCTTTGAGTACCTTGGCCCCATCGGAGAAGTATCTCAATAGGTCTATTTTCTCTCTGTTTTTAGAGTTAGGTATTGACTTATGGTATACTGATATATTCATAATTGGCTTTAGGGTAGTTAGCAAACTCTCTTTCTTTGTGCCATTCATCGGCCATTCCACCGGTGGCAAACTCAGCGAACGCAGGTATTCCCAACGTGTAGTGAATGAGTTTCGCCTGAGGGTTTGCGTCGTATTCAAGATCAAGCCAGTTCCATTCCTTTGGCAACTCACCCAGTCTTTCATCTTCTATCCAAGTGAACCTATGCAGTTCGGCACCACTTGACTTCTCAATGAACTCCGGTGTGAGTTTTCTGTTTGGGTGGCTTCCACAATTCCAAATAATCACGCTCGACCAGTTTTTCCTGGGGTAGTTCTCATTTTTAGCGCCCAAGTACTTGACAGGCATCCGTGTTTCGTATTCGTGTTTGACTACCTGAACGTCGCACATGTGACTTCGCATAGCCCATAACTCGGCAACATCGCCCTTTACTATCATGTCACCGTCAATGAACAAGGCGTGGCCCTTAAAACCCATCAGATAAGGTACCAGGAATCTAGAATAAATGAATTGGTTACTACCGTCGATATGGGTTTCATTATAGAAGTTACTGAATAGATTCAGCGCCAATGGTATTATAGTTACTGGTTGGCTAGAGTTTCTAATGATAGAATTGCAGCAAGTATGATAGGCAATTGACTCTCTTTGGTCATAACCTATGAAGATAGGGATTATATCGGTATTCATGTGGGTATTTATCGGCTAAATAACAGCATGGATGATTACAATATAAACATAGCTTGCGTAATACATGGGAATGGGTATTCCTGGGAATATGTGGATAAACTGTACAATATGGTAAGTAGAAACCTAACTGTGCCGGTAGTATTCCATGTATATACCGAAGAATCTAGAGATGTACCTGAGTATATGGTAAAACACTCGCTGATACCCTGGAATGGGATTCAAGATAAGTATGCCTGGTGGTATAAGATGCAGTTATTCAACTCCGAGCATTACTCAGGCCCATTATTATACTTTGATCTCGATGTCGTTATAACCGATAGTATTGATTGGGTTTGGCAATTACCTACTCATTGCTTATGGGCTATAAAGGACTTCAAAGCATTATGGCGACCTAACTTCATGGGTATCAACTCGAGTATGATGTGGTGGGACACTACTGTATATCATCATATATGGAAGAGATTCTCTAAATGCCATTTACCTACTATTACCGGAATGTATAAGGGAGATCAGGATTACTTATCGGACGTTATACCTACTAGTAGTCGACGATTTTTTGAAGGTGGAGTGAAGTCCTGGCGCTGGGAAGTGGTACAAGGTGGATACGACTTCGCACTGAAGAGTTATAGAGACGTCAACGCTGCTCCAAACGTGAACGACACATCCGTCATCATTTGCCACGGCGAGCCTAAGCCACATCAGATCAATGATCAAATTATTTTTGAAAATTGGCGCTAAAAAGGTTGACACTCCTTCAACATCTGCTATACTACACCCATAGAGACAAACAACTGGAGAAAGAAAATGAAAGCAGCAATCACTACCTACGAAATCGACGAGTATGAAATTGCAGGCTACGGACCTAACCCCTACACTGATATTGAACCTGCTACCGAATGGGCTGAAGACACCTCGACAGCACAAGCCGATGGCTACAAAGAGTGGTACACCTATGGCATGAAACATGCAGTTGGCGCTCCTGCTACCGAAAAATTCTAAGACATAAGCGGAGAAAGAAGATGACCGGATATACCATAACTACAGACGACTATAAAACAGAGTGGCGCCTTGATGGCGAACTCCATCGAGAGGATGGACCTGCGATCGAATGGGCAGATGGCAACAAGTATTGGTGGGTAAACGGCTTAAAACACAGAGAAGATGGACCTGCATCTGAATGGGCAGATGGCAGCAAGTTTTGGTATCTAAATGGCAAACGACACAGAGTAGATGGACCTGCGGTCGAATGGGCAGATGGCACCAAGTTTTGGTATCTAAACGGTAAACTAGGCAGAGAAGATGGACCTGCGGTCGAATGGGCAAATGGCAGCAAGTTTTGGCATATAGACGACAAACGACACCGAGAAGATGGACCTGCTGTTGAATGGGCAGATGGCTCCAAAGAATGGTGGGTAAACGGCAAAGAACACAGAGAAGATGGACCTGCGGCTGAATACGCAGATGGCTCCAAAGAATGGTGGGTAAACGGCTTAAAACACAGAGAAGATGGACCTGCATCTGAATGGGCAGATGGCACCAAGAGGTGGTATAGAAACGGCAAACTTAACAGAGAGGATGGACCTGCGATCGAATGGGCAGATGGCACCACAGAATGGTGGTTAAACGGAGTTGAAATAACTGAGGAAGAGTTCAGCAAAAGGTTGACACTTCCTCAATAACTGCTATACTACACCCATAGACGCAAACAACTGGAGAAAGAAGATGACCGGATATACTATCAAAGAAATAAACGGCGACAAGTTTTGGTACCTAGACGGCAAATTTAACAGAGAAGACGGCCCAGCGGTTGAACTTGCAAGTGGCACCAAGAGGTGGTATAGAAACGGCAAACTTAACAGAGTAGATGGACCTGCGTTTGAAGCTGCAGATGGCACCAAAGAGTGGTATATAGACGGCAAACCTCACAGGGTAGATGGACCTGCGGTCATACGAGCAAATGGCACCAAGAAGTGGTTCATAGACGGAAAACAAATGACCAAAGAAAAGTTCGACAAAAGGTTGACACTTTCTCAATAACTGCTATACTACACCCATAGACGCAAACAGCTGGAGAAAGAAGATGACCGGATATACTATATCTACAGACGAGTATAAAACAGAGTGGCGCCTTGATGGCGAACTCCATCGAGAGGATGGACCTGCGATCGAATGGGCAGATGGCAACAAGTATTGGTATATAAACGGCAAACGACATCGAGTGGATGGACCTGCTATTGAATACCCCAATGGCACCAAATTTTGGTATCTAAACGGCCTAGTACATTGTGAGGACGGACCTGCGATTGAAATCTATGATGGCACCAAATTCTGGTATATAAACGGTGAGATCCAACGAGAGGATGGACCGGCCGTCGAATACGCAGATGGCAACAAAGAGTGGTGGATAAATGGAGAACAAATAACCGAAGAAGAATTCAATAAAAGGTTGACACTTTCTCAATAACTGCTATACTACACCCATAGACGCAAACAGCTGGAGAAAGAAGATGACCGGATATACTACCAAAGAAATAAACGGCGACAAGTTTTGGTACCTAGACGACAAACTTCATCGTGAAGATGGACCTGCGATTGAATATGCAGATGGCAGTAAGTATTGGTATAGACACGGCAAACTGCACAGAGAAGATGGGCCTGCGGTTGAATGGGAGGATGGATACAAAGAGTGGTGGGTAAACGGAAAAATTCATCGCGTAGATGGGCCTGCCATGGAATATGCAGATGGCACCAAGTACTGGTATATAAACGGAGTTGAAATAACCGAAGAAGAATTGACACTTTCTCGATAACTGCTACACTACACCCATAGACGCAAACAGCTGGAGAACACCAATGATTACTGAAATATACAATGATGAAGACGACTTCTTTGATATGTTCGACGACGACACCTTCGATCATGAAGAGTTGTTTGACGACAGTAACGGTCGCATCAATGGCTGGCTAGGTTTTGCCAAAGGCAATCTGGTCGCATCATTCAACTACTACACCTTTGAAGGGTGGTACGACGATTCATTAGTTCAAGTTCTCTCGCCGACTGCCGAGTAGGAGAGTAATATGGCGAGTGGACATTCCATAAACATCTATCCTGATGGCACTATAGAGCGGTATCGAGATAGCAAACTTCATCACACGACAGGCCCGGCGGTTGAGCGATCTGATGGCACCAAAGAGTGGTGGGTAAACGGAGAACAAATAACCGAAGAAGAGTTCAATAAAAGGTTGACACTTCCTCAATAACTGCTACACTATACCTCAAATAAACAGGAGAAAGAAAATGGGCCTTGATATGTATCTTCACGCTCGCAAATACCTCAGCAGCCTAAATTCCAAAGACCAGGAGTTGATTGAGAAAATAGCGGAACTCACGGAAAACACTCGGTATGGCATGCAGCTGACAGGTCTAGAGTATCAAGTAATGTATTGGCGCAAGGCAAATGCCATTCATAACTGGTTTGTCAAGAACGTACAGAATGGCGTAGATGACTGTAGGGCATACGAGGTGACCTTGGAACATTTGGATGATCTACTTCGTACCCTAGAAAAGATAGGAGGCTCAAAGGAGCTGGCCGCCGAGTTGTTGCCACCATGCGAGGGATTCTTTTTTGGCTCCTCCGAAATGACGGAAGGGTATTGGGCAGATCTTGAACTCACGAAACAAGAGCTTAGATCGTTCCTAGAAGACCTAGGGGAGGATATAGGCTGGAACTGGACAGTCACTTATCGATCTAGCTGGTAAAAAAGGTTGACACTTTCTCAATAACTGCTATACTACACCCATAGAGACAAACAACTGGAGAAAGAAGAATGAAAATAGTAATCAACGCTCAGTATGGTGGATTTGGATTATCCAAACAAGCTACTAAAAGATACTTTGAATTGACAGGTAAAAACGTAGATCGTCATCATGATAGAGCTGATCCATATCTGGTTCAGATTGTAGAGGAACTAGGGCTAGTGGCTGGTGGTCAATTTGCCTCTTTGAAGATCGTGGAAGTACCAGACGACGTTGAATGGCAGATAGAAGACTACGATGGTAGGGAATGGGTTGCTGAAAAACATCGCGTATGGGACTAAAAAGAGTTGACACTTTCTCAATAACTGCTATACTACACCCATAGAGACAAACAACTGGAGAAAGAAGATGATGACCTTCAAGAAAACCAAAGCAGTAGGACTCAAGGACATCCGCGAAGGCAGTCTCGTGATGGTACGCGGCAACTTTGGCAACGGTATCGCAAGACAAGCTAAGGTAACCTATACCGACAGCAACATCAAAAACGGCCAGCCTGGCATCGACTACATCGATATCGGCACAAAGGATTCTCATTGGGCATACCTGACACAGGTAGTTGAGGTGTTGGCATACTAAGCTAGACGACATCATAGACACAAACAGCTAGGAGAAAACAATGACTACTCGTACCTTTCCCACCTCAGGTGATTACGTCGTAACCAATTCATTTGCAATATCAGCGGGTTGCTGGAAAATCACGTTCAAACAAGGAACCAAACTGCAGTGGGATGAGGCAACGAAAAAGCTACAGAGATTCTCGGAGTATGATAAAGAATGGGTGAACGTAACGCCGCCTATTCACAGCGAGACTGACTTCTCCTTACCTTTTCGACTCGCCAAGAGCGTTCTTCAGCAGAATCTAAAGGCAGTAACATCAGAACCAGTTGAGCTAACTCTAGCCGAGATCGAGAAGATGCTCGGATACAAAGTAAAAATCATCTAAACAGAGAAAGCACATGAACAAACAATGGACCGCACCCGTAACCATAAAAACATCCAATTACGTAGGGAGAATCGACGTCACAGTATCTGCACCGGATATGGTCAGAGCAAGGCAACTCATGAAGGCAATGTACAAGGTCGAGGATTGGGAAATCGGTTCAACCAGAGAAGTAAAATAAGGTTGACTGTTCCTTGATGACTGCTTCACTACACCCATAGTCGTAAAGCAACAGGAGAATGATGATGACTGCATATATGCAAGAAATAGCTGGCACCAAGTTTTGGTATCTAAACGGTAAACTAGGCAGAGAAGATGGACCTGCGATTGAATGGGCTGATGGCAGTAAGTATTGGTTCATGAACGGCAAACAACATCGAGAAGATGGACCTGCGGCTGAATACGCAGATGGCTCTAAATCATGGTGGGTAAACGGCAGACCTCACAGAGAGGATGGACCTGCGATCGATTGGGCCGATGGCAGAAAGGAATGGTACGTTAACGGAGTTCAAATGACTGAAGAAGAGTTCAATAAAAGGTTGACTGTTCCTTGATGACTGCTATACTGCCATAAACGCAAACAGCTAGGAGATTGGCGATGATCGGATATACCAAAAAAGAAACTGATACAATGACGGAGTGGCTTTTCAATGGCAAACGACATCGAGAAGACGGACCAGCCTTGGTGTGGGCAGATGGCAGAAAGGAATGGTGGGTAAATGACAAACGTCACAGAGAAGACGGCCCTGCAGTCGAAGGTGCAGATGGCACCACAGAATGGTGGTTGAATGGAGAACGTCATCGCGTGGACGGACCATCGTTTGAGCGTCTTGATGGCACCAAAGAGTATTGGGTAAATGGCAAATATCACCGAGTAGATGGACCAGCTTTCGATCTTGCAGATGGCACCAAAATTTGGTTTGTGGATGGCAAATGTCATAGAGAAGATGGCCCAGCTATCGAAGTTCCACCAGGCAAAGTAGGATGGGAGTCCTATGGCAACAAAGAGTATTGGGTAAATGGCAAACGACACCGAGTAGATGGACCAGCTGTTGAGTATGCAAACGGCGATAAAAAGTGGTATGTGAACGGAGTTCAAATGACTGAAGAAGAGTTCAACAAAAGGTTGACTGTTCCTTGATAACTGCTATACTACACCCATAGACACAAAACATCTTGGAGAATGACGATGTCCGAATATACCATATCAGAAACAGCTGGAAGATCAGAGTGGCGCCTCAATGGCAAACTTCACAACGAAGATGGCCCAGCTGTTGTATACGCAGATGGCTGCAAAGAGTGGCGGCTAAACGGCAAACTTCATCGAGTAGATGGACCTGCGATTGAATGGGCAGATGGCAGCAAGTTTTGGTATCGAAACGGCAAACTTCACAGGATAGATGGACCTGCTATGGAGGATGCAGATGGCACCAAGGAGTGGTATCGAAACGGCAAACTTCATCGCGTAGATGGACCTGCTATCGAATATTCTTGGGGTACAAACGAGTGGTATCAAAACGGCAAACTTCATCGCGTAGATGGACCTGCTATGGAGGAAGCAGATGGCGCCAAAAAGTGGTACCTAAATGACAAACGTCATCGTGTAGATGGACCTGCCGTCGAGTATCCTGATGGACACAAAGAGTATTGGGTAAACGGCAAACAGCATCGAGAAGATGGACCTGCCATGGAAGCTAAACATGGCAAATTGTGGGCCATAAACGGCGAAATACACCGAGAGGATGGGCCTGCTGTTGAATTCACAAACGGCGATAAACAATGGTACGTGAAAGGAGTTCGAATGACCGAAGAAGAGTTCAATAAAAGGTTGACTGTTTCGCAATAACTGCTATACTACACCCATAGACACAAACAACAGGAGAAAGAAGATGAGTTGGATTTTGGCAATGTATCTTGTATCTACCCCTGACGTTCTTGCCCGTGAGTTCAGCACCGAGAAAGAGTGCAAGCAGATGTTGAATTTGATCGCTCTCAAAGAGCAGCACAACAAAGATTTGAAGAAGCTAACCTGCACTCCAGGCATTGTGATAGGTGACAGCGATGAGTAGCCACATGAAACTCAGTATAACTGACCTAGGATACAGAACGAGTGGGAGGTATCCCTACTCTCACAGAGTCGAGGTACTCGAATGTGAAAAAGACACAATCAGTAAGATACGAGACTGGCTGTTCAGCAGTGGAATACCTCACACCTACATGGGCTCCGTATTCTACCTTACAAGAAAAGACTTGGCTACCTTTCTGCTGCGCTGGTCATAATCTACCGGATGTCACCTAATGTTTGAAGAACGCAAAAAGCTGGACAATATCCAACAGCAAGCTAGAGGAATCAAGAATCCAGTGGCAAGGCGAGATCTGATGAAGATGATAGCTACCGTCGACCTGAAGCTCACCGAGATGAGCAAAGAGAGTGTAAGGTGTCGCCAACGAGGCAATATCACCGGCAACTACCAGAAAATGACCAGAGAGCTTTCCGAGATGATGGAGAACCTAGAGGGGTTCCTCATGGTCGCACTTCTTTCAAATTAAAGTTGACACCTCTGGTCAACGACGCTATACTACTCCCATAACGTAAACAAACGGAGAGAGACGACATGAATTCTACGGTTACCATCAAGAGCGGCAGCTACCTCAATAACCCAATCAGCAACAAGACCTTTGCTTTGGTAAAAGGATACAAGGAAGGTGCAAAAGGCGCCTACATTACTGTCCGGGCAACCGAAGAATTCGGCGATAAGGCTGGAAACAATATTCGAATCAGAGTCAACAGCCACCACGACTACGAAATTTCAGAAGTACCAGTTGAACCGGTTCAGCGCGAAACCGACGACGAGATCATGGAGCGCATCAGCGAACGCTTCGAGATTCTCGAAGACATGACAGACGCAGCGATCATGGGCAACATTCGCTCCATGATCGTAGTTGGACCTCCTGGTGTAGGTAAGAGCTACGGCGTAGAGCAACAGCTGGAAAAAGCATCCTTGTTTGATGTGATAGCGAATCGCCCACTGAAGTATGACATCGTAAAGGGAGCGATCAGCCCGATCGGACTATACGCTAAACTCTACAAGTTCAGCGAACCTGGTAACGTATTGGTTTTCGACGACTGCGATAGCGTATTCAACGACGAGTTGTCCTTGAACATCCTAAAAGCAGCCCTTGACTCCGGCAAGAAGCGTAGGATTCACTGGAACTCCGACAGCCACATGCTTCGCCGTGAAGACATTCCTGACTCCTACGACTTCAAGGCTTCCATCATCTTCATCACTAACCTTGACTTCAACAACATCAAGAGCAAGAAGCTCCAAGACCATTTGGCCGCCCTTGGTAGCCGGTGCCACTACCTTGACCTGACAATGAACAGCATGCGCGACAAGTTCCTTCGCGTAAAGCAGATATATAAGACAGGCGCCCTCTTCCAAGGCTATAACCTCGAACCAGAGCAGGAAGAGGAGATCATCGACTTCATGGATGAGAACCGCAACAAGCTCAACGAGATGTCGATTCGCATGGCACTGAAAATTGCCGACCTTACTAAGGTGAATGCCAAGAAGTGGCGCAGCATTGCTAAGATGACTTGCATGATGGGAGCAGCGTAAGGCTGCCCTCACCTAAAATAACCAACCTGGAGATAAATAATGGACAAACAAAATAAAGAAATCCTTTGCATCACGCAAGAAGAATGTGCCGAGGTATCGCAAGCCATATCTAAGATATTTAGGTTTGGCATAGACTCCGAGTGGAATGGTAAAACCAACAAGCAACGCCTTGAAGAGGAAATCGGCGATCTCTGCGCGATGATACAAATCCTCACACAGGAAGAGGTCATCAGTAGCGACGCCATAGATGTAGCGAGAAATAAAAAGTTGACGAAACTTTCCTTATGGTCTAGCATCGACTTGACCAACTATGAGTAACGCATGAAACAATGTACACTGATCGTCAAGGATGAGGTGAATTGCAAATTTGAGGGGTTGGATCTTGATACCAGGAAGATACTCACCAAGAAGTTCAAATTCATCGATCCCGCACTGAAATACTGTACCAGTGTCCGTCTTGGACGCTGGGATGGTTCAACCAACTACTTTCAGATGGGAGGTTCGACCTATGTGAACCTCTTGGAAGAGATACTGCCTATAGTGTCCAACAAGGGCTACGATATCGACTTGGTTGACGTCAGAGAATACAATACCGCGTTCAACTTCGAGCCTGTGACCGAGGATACCTTCTCACATAAAACATGGCCAAAAGGTCATCCGAATGAAGGGGTGGCAATCAAGCTACGAGACTACCAGGTAGAAACGGTAAACAACTTCCTAACTAACACACAGAGCATTCAGGAGGTTGCAACAGGTGCAGGCAAAACTCTCATCACGGCTACCCTAAGCCAACGGTGCGAAGCACACGGCAGGACCATCGTGGTAGTTCCCAACAAGAGTCTAGTAACGCAGACCGAAAAGGACTATATCAACCTCGGCCTGGACGTAGGCGTGTACTATGGTGATCGAAAAGAGTTCGGCAAAACCCATACCATAAGCACATGGCAAAGCCTGAATGAACTTTTCAAAAACACCAGAGATGGAGAAGCAGCGATAACTATCCAAGAGTTCATCGAGGGCGTTGTTTGCGTCATGATAGACGAGGCTCACCAAGCGAAGGCATCTGCGCTGAAGCAACTACTCACTGGAGTTATGGGTGAAATTCCTATTCGGTGGGGCCTAACTGGAACTGTACCAAAGGAAGACTTCAACCGAATAGCATTGACTGTAAGTCTAGGTCCAGTGATCAGCCATCTATCTGCTGCCGAGTTGCAGGACAAGGGAGTGTTGGCACAATGTCACGTCAACATTATTCAACTGGTTGACCACGTAGAGTTCAAGGATTATCAGAAGGAGCTGAAGTTCCTACTTGAGAACAAGGAGCGTTTGGAAACTATGGCTAAAGTTATCAGCGAAATCGCCAAGACTGGAAATACTCTGGTATTGGTTGATCGTGTCGCGCCTGGTAAAGCTCTAGTGACACAGCTAGATGGATCAGTTTTCGTTTCTGGTAGCACCAAAGCATCGGACAGGCAAACCGAGTACGACGATGTCGCTACTAGTGACGACAAGATCATTATAGCAACGTATGGCGTGGCAGCGGTAGGCATCAATATACCTAGAATATTTAACCTTGTACTCATTGAACCTGGCAAGAGCTTTGTGAGAGTTATTCAGAGTATTGGTAGAGGTATTCGCAAAGCTGAGGACAAGGATTTCGTCAATATCTGGGATATTACGTCCAGCTGTAAGTTTGCCAAACGCCATCTTTCAAAAAGGAAAGCATTCTACAAAGATGCTCGGTATCCTTTTACACAAGAAAAGCTAGAATGGAAAAATTAAGACTTGACTTTATTGACAGATGACAGTACACTGATGATACTACATGGAGAGTCTCTTGAAAATATTAACCTTAGATAACAATAAACCTTTCGATCTGTATCATCTTCACACTGACGTCGATGATCTACGTTTCGCGGTGCTGGACAACAGCAATCCTTTATCGCCAGACTACTACTATATTCCTCTTATATTTTTGGAGAGTTTTACCGCACCTGCTTTAGTGTTGCGTATTGGCGAAAACATAGTAAAAATGCCGATCGACTGGCAAATTTTGATAGGTGAACCTGACCTTGGTGATCTGGAAGTTATTTCGCTCACGTCGATAAACGACAGAGGGTTCAAAGCCTTTCAGTATAACCCACTGAGCAGCTTTTCGCCAACCTTTCCTGATATTGAGATCATGGATGTGTACCAAGAAGTGACCTGGTTCAGTCCAAAAATGAAAAACGGACACATGCTATGTGTTCCTATAACCGACAAAGAAAAACCAGAGTGCGTGTACTTTGTGAAAGAAATAAGCAGGAACTGTGAGGTCGTCGACTACAGGAAGGCATGGTAATGAGTAGCAAACTAGACATACAGTCGGAAATGGCAGCCTTCGATCTAAAGGATCGTGACTACTACAAAAACTTCACCGACGAAGATCGGAAGAAATTCAGCAACTACCTGATGATTTCTTGGGGTGTCACAGTAGAGGGTAGTTCGGAACTTCAGGAATTCTATATCATCTCGACCAACGAGAGGCTGAATAAGCATTTCTTCGCTGTCAACAAACATCCTGAGCTACAATGGCTCATGGCAACAACCGTGAGTCCAGGGTTAGGAAAGCAGCGTCATCCCTGGCTCGCACAGAAAAAGAAGGAAGGTGGCGGGAGCAACAAGGGAGAAAAGTTTCTCATGAAGCTATATCCTTCCCTGAAGGCAGATGATGTAAAACTGATGTCACAGTTCACCGACGTAAAGGAACTGAAAAAATTGGCCGAAGCAATGGGCTGGACAAAGGAACAAATCAAGAAGGAACTTGGCTGATCAACTACACAATGGAGACAACGTATGATCGAAAAAAAGAAAGACGAAAACAAGACATTCAAGGAACGCCACTCCGACCAGATCAAGAAAGAGATGGAAGTGTTCCTAGCGAATGGTGGTGTAATTCAAGATTGCAAAGCAACAGACGTTGAACGTCCAAATACCGTGAATGTTAAATATTCAACTACTCACTGAGACACACATGACAACGGAGGACATGACTTGCGAATATTGCAAGAAAGAGTTCAAGAGACCATCGTCCTTATTGTCGCATTCATGCGAGAAGAAACGTAGATTTCTAGCCAAAGATGATCCAGGTGTAAGGCTAGGTTTCTACGCGTTCTTGAAGTTCTATGAAATATCTGCTGGCAATCACAAACCGAGAACGATTATGGATTTCATCAATAGTCCATACTACTTGGCATTTGTCAAGTTCGGTATATACAGCGTGAACACGAAGATTATCAATCCTATGAGATTCGTGGAATACCTTCTGAAGAACAACAAGAAAATCGATCACTGGTGCAAGGACACATCCTATACCGCTTTCTTGATCGACTACCTTCGTGTCGAGGACGTAAGCGACGCACTGAGTCGAGCCGTGGAGTATTCGATAACTTGGCAAGAAAAAACCGAACATCCTGCAAAGGATGTTCTACGGTATGGAAACGTGAACGCAAATCTTCACGCGATCGTTGCTGGGCGTCTAAGTCCATGGGTGCTATATTCCAGTGACAGTGGACAGAAGTTTCTATCGGAACTAACCAGCGATCAGATAGCAATGATCTGGCCGTATATCGACACGATGTACTGGCAGAAAATCATGCTCAATCGTCCAGAAGATCAAGAATATGCCCAAGATATATTACGCCAAGCGGGGTGGTAAATGAGTGCTGATATTGACATCGACATTGGTGACAGAAATCAACTACTGAGGTTGATCCGCCACACGTCGGCCAGACAAAGTCACATGGGAAAACCTAGATTACACAACAGTGGAATATATGCTACCGAGATCCCGTATGATCCTATTCTGAAGTGTGCAGCAATAGACTACGAGGAGGCAGAGAGGCGAGGCTATTTTAAGATCGATCTGTTGAACATGTCCGTCTATGCCATGATACGCGATCAAGATCACTACGAACAACTGCTCACAACTGAGCCACCATGGGAACGACTATGGAATGACTCTGAATGGGCAAGTCAAATTGTTCATATAGGTGGTAGGCCCGACCTGTTGTCAAGAATGAAGCCAGACTCCATTCCAAGATTGGCAGCAATAATTTCGATCATTAGACCAGGGAAGGCGCATCTGCAAAATATGCCTTGGCCTACGGTGTTTGAGTCAGTGTGGGACGGAGATGACAGTAAGGGATTTGTATTCAGAAAGTCGCATGCGATCAGTTACGCCATGTTGGCAAAAATTCACATGAATCTACTGGTCAATACGCTTGACGAGAGTTATACTACGCCGTTTGGACCTGAGTTTGGCCAGATCACTTAGACTGCATACTGGTCCATGAATAATATTCAGATCTTTGTTGGTAAATGTTTTCATATATGGGCGAAATACTTCCCAGTCTCTTTTCAGGAATATATTGATTGGAATCGAACGATTACTTTCCCACCACCATATATTAGCTAATTCAATAAAACGTCGTTTCAACTCAATATCAATTATGCTACCAAAGTCATACATCGACGTAATGGTGTCATCCTTGTTCTGTATTATGCCTACATACTCCTCGGAAGCATAGATACATAATGTAATAAATGGATACCTTTCGGCTAATTTGGTGAATATTAAGTTGTTCATGTTGTGGTATTTATCGGTAAAAAAATAATGATAAATACTCAACCATGTACTCTACAACAGTTTATATATTTCAACAAAAGACCCGTGTATTACTAATGAATACGAGCGGGGATTATACTTTCACCTATAGGTATTCACCCGTGTACGCAAAGAAATTAACCTTAAATCTCGGAGTAGATAACGTTCTATTGTTCGAGTTTGTAAATCAAGATGAAAAACCGGTGAATATTACCGGTAGTTCATTTGTGTTCAGAGTAATGACCACAAATGGCCTCAAGATTCTACTAGAAAAAGCAATGGTTATATTGAATGGATCTACGGGTAGAGCTAAGGTGACATTCACGCAACCGGAACTGGTAGAACTACAGGCTCAACCAGCCAGCTATTCCATAGTTCGTAAGTCTGGCAATCTGACCGAAGCTGTATTCACCGATGCACAGGCAGGCGCTAGAGCAATGATGGACATCGTGAACTCTGCATTGCCTCAGTTCGTGCCGAGTGCTCCGTTGACCATTCCTACGGTGGAGCTGTCAAGTCAGGTCAGTTATGGTGGCACCAGTTACCAAAATTATCCCAACTGGGCAGGACAATACTGGTCTGGAAATGGTAGCTATTACAACTCATGGTTGAACACAGAATACTACTCCAGCTTCATTGAGCCAACAAGTTCGATAACCACGATTCAGATGGATCTAATCCAATACACTGGCACGATCAAAGCTCAGTGGGCTGAAAACTACCAAAGTCTCTGGTACAACGTAACTGAGAGCAAGACATACTTGAACCACACAGGCACTATCCACTGGACGGTGGAGGGGTGGTATCCGCTGCTTCGCATGTGCTTCAACAATAGCATTTTTGCCACGCCCAATCCTCCTGGTGTTCCGGCGTTGGCCTATGCCTTCTGCACCGATGGCAAACTACAGAGCATCACAGTGCAAAACGGCGGTTCAGGCTATCTGGCGCCGCCTAGGGTAGATATTCTAGGAGATGGTGCGGGCGCTGCTGCGTATGCTGTTATAAACGCACAGGGAACGGTCACCGAGATCGTGGTCACCGAACAAGGTTCAGGTTATTGGCCTCTACCTGCTGGTGGTGTAAATCCATACGCTTATCCAGTGCCACCTGCTAATCAGGGAGCGATTGTTGCTATCACTACAGGATTCGTGGTAAATCTATTTTATCGTTGACAACCCTTGAAAATCATGTTATCATGGACGCATGATTGATATACTAACTTTGATAACACACAAAAAGAAGTCTACACCTTCTGGCTGGTGGGCTTTGAATGCACCATGCTGTGTTCACATGGGCGAAACTCCGGACAAGCGAGGCAGAGGTGGACTAAAAGTCGACACAGACGGTTCATGGAAGTGGCACTGCTTCAACTGCGGATACGTCACTGGATTCTCTCAAGGGAAAATCCTATCACTCAAATCACGACGTCTGCTAGAATGGCTTGGCGTGGACGAGACGATGATAGAATATATCAATCTCGAAAGCCTAAGACACAAAAGCATTTATGGCATCATAGAGGAACACAAACAGCACCTTGGGCCTACTCGTAAGATCAGGTTCGAGAGCAAGGAACTACCCGACGAGACTGAGTTACTTGATCAAAATAACCCAGCGCACGAAAAGTTTGTCAAATACTTGAAAGATAGAGCTATTGATCCATCTTGTTATCCATTTATGGTAGGCACAGGCAATGGAGAATACGCTAGAGATGGTAATCGAATAGTTATACCATTCACGCATAATAATAGAATCGTTGGACATTCTTCTCGATACTTGGACAACAAAAAACGAAAATATATTCATGATATTCAACCTGGATATGTATTCGGCGCAGATTTGCAAATGCCGGAGTGGACATCAGCGATCGTGGTTGAAGGAGTGTTCGACGCCCTTGCAATCAATGGCCTCGCGGTGTTGCACAACACGGTCAATGATGAACAATCCAACTTGATAAATTCACTGAGACGAGATATAATAGTAGTGCCTGACCAAGATATCTCGGGCCAAACCATGATCAGCCGCGCAATCGAAATGGGGTGGGCGGTGAGTATTCCACAGTGGGATCATGGTATCAAAGACGTTGCGGATGCTGTCAGAACATACGGACGTCTTGGTGCGTTGCTTGCCATCATGGAAGCAGCTCACACCAGTAAAATAAAAATCGAACTTATGAGGATGAAACTTGATCAAAGAATACGGAATTGATATCCAGAAGCTATTTCTGGAAATGATGTTGACGGACGCAGAGATATTCGTCCGTGTGCAGAATATTTACAACGAGGAGAACTTTGATCGAAAAATTCGACCTGCCGCTGCTTTCATAAAGGAACACTGCGACAAGCATCACACCCTACCGACGCTAAAGCAAATTGAAGTCACCACCGGAGTGAAACTATTCCAGGTGGACGAAATGAACGAGGGTCATGTCGACTGGGCCCTCACTGAATTCGAGAGATTTACACGTCGTCAAGAGCTTGAGCGAGCGATCTTGAAGTCTGCTGATCTCTTGGAAAAGGGTGACTATGGTCCTGTTGAAAGCCTGATCAAATCAGCGGTCCAAATATCGCTCACCAAGGACATGGGAACAGATTACTTCGACAATCCCTCGGAACGAATCAACCGATATTTCAGTTCAGGTGGTCAGGTATCCTCTGGTTGGCCTCAGTTGGACAAGATTCTGTATGGTGGTTTTAGTCGAGGTGAGTTGAACATCTTTGCCGGTGGTTCAGGTTCAGGTAAATCGCTGGTGATGATGAACATAGCACTAAACTGGTTACAGCAGCAAAACCTAAGCGGAGTATATATCACGCTCGAACTTAGTGAAGAACTTACCAGCCTTCGAACCGATGCCATGCTCACGCAAATGAGCACCAAAGATATCCGAAAAGACATCGATACTGCCAGCTTGCGGGTGAAGATGGCATCGAAGAAAATGGGCCAGTACCGAGTCAAGGGATTGCCAGCACAGAGTAACATCAATGACATCAGGAGCTATCTAAAAGAAGTTCAGATCAAGACAGGAATAAAGGTCGACTTCGTGATGGTGGATTATCTTGATCTTCTCATGCCAGTCACTGCGAAAGTAAACCCAAATGATCTATTCATCAAGGACAAATATGTATCGGAAGAGCTGAGAAATCTTGCCAAAGAATTGAATGTGTTGATGATAACAGCCAGCCAGTTGAATCGCTCGGCGGTTGAAGAAATAGAATTTGACCATAGCCACATATCAGGTGGTATCAGTAAGATCAACACAGCCGATAACGTATTTGGTATATTCACGTCTAGAGCGATGAAAGAACAAGGACGGTACCAAATTCAGTGTATGAAGTCTCGTTCAAGTACCGGTGTCGGACAGAAAATCGATCTGGATTACAATGTCGAAACCATGCGAATCATCGATCTAGGCGAAGACCAACAGCAGAGTTCTGGGTATATTAAGAAACCAAACATTCTGGACACCATAAAATCGCCTGGTAAAATAAACGAAGACCTGGTCGACAAAGACACGGGTGAGATACATAGGGTGACTGCCGAAGTTCAGAGCGCGAAGCTAGGCCAGCTGCTCAAGTCTATCAAGAACAAGTCATAACTGATAAATACAGAATACTCAATCGGTAACTCTATGCACAAGAAAACCAGATCAATATTAGAGGAACTAGACTCTCTTTATATCGAGAGAGATCGCAAACATCTAATTGAAAGTAGGGCCTCGAATATTATTGCCAGTGCGATACGGTTGATCGAACAAATTGAAGAGACTTACACTGAGGAACAATCTGAGAATTTGACTAGGAAGTTGTTGAATTCCATAAAACTCAAGGATCCCAGTAAGTTCACCAGATCAGTGAGAAAAACAAATGAAAATATACGAAGTAAGTCAAGCAAAAAAGAGTCGGATAAATGAAGACATAGTAGACGAAGCAAGTCTAGGTTCTATGGCTTCTGCTGCCAAAAGTTTTGCCAGCGGTGTAAAAGGCGCATGGGATGCAGGCTCTCTTGGTAATTTCAAAGATAGCAAACGACAGGCACAAATACAGCAGATTGCTGATAAATCGTATAATGTATGGAAAGAATTCGTTAGGCGTTACGCAGCGAGCATAACCGATCCGGAAGATAAAAAAGACTACTTAAACCATACTAGTAATTTGTATCGCAATCAGCTGTACGCCTTTGTTCAGAAAAACTTTCTTGGTAATCGTCCATTAAAGAGTCTGGACAATGGCGATCATATTGCCAAGATCATAAATAAGTTAAGTGCTCCTGTTACTAATAAACCTCCATCGTCAAAATCAACAGATGATACATCGAACACAGCAGATCAGCCGGCACAAAAGCAGCTGAAATTGGGACAGACTAGAACACCACCAACTCCAGAAGAGATTCGTGCAAGCAAGCAACAATACCAACAAGAGTTGGATAAGCAGAAAGCACAGGCAGCCGCAGCTCGTGAAAAATATGCACAGGATTCCGAAGATGACACTGGCCGCGCAACTCAGCCATTAATTCGCCACAAAGCCAACGAGGATATCATATCGGAGGAAGATGAATCGAATGAAAAAAAGTTATTCACAGAGTTGATTACTGCAGCTAGTATGAGTCAAAAAATGGCAGACATACCTGACAGAAGATCAGGTCGTAGGCAAAATACTCATCAAGACATTGATTCCGAGCATCTTATACGAGACTTATCTCAGGCAGGTATTACCAACACAGCATTGCGAAATCTTGGAGACAAAACGATTGAAGCGAGCGGAGGTTCGAATAAGGCAAGACCTACAGGAAATCCAGGAGCCGATGAACTACTAAAACTCATGGGATTTAAACTAGGATGAGCCGGAATGACTTCAAGAACGCTGATGACCAGTCGCTGACCGGCAGAATAGCACAGACGGATATCAAGACCACGATAGCATGGTTGGAGCTTCTTGCTGGCATGTCGCTGCAAAACAAAATAGCAGGGGAAACCGGAAAGAATGACACCAGTGAGTGTATCACTCTTGTCGTTGATTCCAACAAAGTGGACAAGGATGACTTCGAGGCACATCTAAAACGGTGGGCAGAAAGCAACAAGCTAAAACCTAAGTCATATGTGTCAAGCTGTCCAATGGGAGTTCACCTGCGAACCCCTATCAATGGCAAACCAAATCTAGGATACGTTCAGACCGACTTCTGGTTTACCAAAAAGCCAGAATTTGTCAAATTTTTTCTATCCGAGCCAGATGGAAGCGAGTATACCGGAGTAGAAAGAAGAATACTACTCACCTCAATTGCTAAAAGTCTAGGCTACAAAATCAACCAGAACGCTGGACTGATTGACCCAGCCAAGAAAAAAGCATACACGAACATTGACGCAGTAGCCAAACTACTTCTAGGCGATGCAGCAACGGAACAAGATCTGAACAGCGTCGAGACCATACTTGACGCTATCAAGGACGACAAGAAGCGCGATGAAAAGTTGAAGTATGCCCGCGAGAAATTTGCCAGCAGAGGGATTCCATTCATGGAATCCGAATCCGACACTAACTTCCTGGCTAGACTACGCGATAGAATAGTCAACCAAGGCATGGTGCCACTGGTTGAGGCATCGAGAATAGAACATCTGGAAGACCTGGTGTTCGAGCGTGGTTGTCGTGGTATTTTGGAAGCATTGAGTATCATAGCGCACTCCGCGGAAAACGTAGCAGACGCGGTAAGTCTTAAATGGGACGGAATCGCGTTAGTATGGGGAAGAAAGCCAAACGGCGACTTCGTGCTAACCGATAAGTCAGGGTTCACCGCCAAGAGCTACGATGGACTATCCTCCACTCCTGAACAGTTGGCCGCTATCATGAGCAGACGAAAGGGCGACCGAGCCGAGCTTATTGACATGTACACCCAACTGTTTCCCGTACTAAAGGCAGCAACACCCGACACGTTCAGAGGATTCGTGATGGGAGATTTGCTATTTACCCAACGTCCACCGGAGTCAGCAGGAGCTTTCAAATTTCAACCGAATTTCATAGAGTACAATATACCCAGAGATACGTTGCTAGGCGAGAAAATAGGAGAGAGCAACATAGGCATAGCGGTACACACACGATTCGATGGTGTTCATTCACCTGAACAGCCGCTAAAAAACATGACGTTCAACCCCGTCAATGGCCTATTACTGATAGACCCTAGTTACAACCAGGTTCATACAGTGACGCCATGCGAAAGGATCATCAGTCAGATAACTCATATCCTGGACAACCATGGCAGAGATATCGACCAACTCTTCAACCCAATGGAACTACGATCTGCTAGAATAACTGATTTCCCCAAACTATGCAAGAGATATATCAACAGCCGTATTTCCAGCAACTATGACGATTTATTGACTGGCTTTGCCGAATGGCTCAGAGGCAATGTTTCAAATGGTAAATTCAACAACATAGTCGAATATCTCCAGAGTCCGAGTAGCAACCTAGATGGTTTGAGCGCAGCATTCACTGAGTTCTTGCTGCTCCATGAATTGAAATCAGACATGCTTGGACAGTTAAATAACCAGCAACCAGGTCAAGAGGGTTGGGTACTGGCAACACCGTCAGGTAGAGCAAAGCTGGTAGATCGTTTCAACTTCAGCGCAGGGAACAGGGCTATGTGGGACGGTAAAACGCCTAAATGAAAATTTGTGAAAAAAGATAAATACATGTAGGGCAAACAGCCCATTAAATAAGGAGAATTAAAATGGCACAAATTCAAATCGTAAGCGGTGGTTCACAGCCCGTATTCGCAACTGATACCCTGAACGGTCCTCAGTTATCAGCTAACGTTGCATATGCACCCGCTGGTGTTCCTACTAACTTTGCCGGTCCTAAGCTAGACTTTTTCGGCATGACTCTGGGCGGTGGCGATGCTGCTACCACACAGGCTGGAGTAAATGGCGCAGTTCAGACTCTGTTACAGACCATTCAGCAGTATTCTGTTGTTGCTGTATATCAGGTTGACGCAACTGCCTCTACCAACAACTTCAGCGTTGCTACTTTCCCCACCGGAGCGTTCAACACTGCACAAGACGGCACAGACAACTCTACAACGACTCTGGCTGCTCTGGTATCTGGTATTGGTATTGTCAACGGCTATGACTTCACTGGCACAACCGTGACCAACGTTGGATTCCGTTTGGCTTCAACCGCTACTGCACCTTGCTAATAACAAGCTAGTAACACGAAACAAGGCTCGGGGTAATTCTCGGGCCTTTTTTGTGCCGATAAATATCTGCATGTATGCCATAAGAGTCTCCACTATATTCGACATCACTTTCACCAATACAACGGGATACTTTCAGCCACACAAACTCCCATACAAAGATTCAGCCTGTCAACTTATTGAAAACAATGCTGGTTGGAATCGTTCGAGAAATCAACAACGAAACTGGGAAACCCTTACTCAGGTTATCTCACTTAGAACACAAATATTTGATATAGTATATCCAGTCAAACACAAATCTAAATGGTATTTTGAATTCTCGGTCGAGGATATTTCAGTATATGGCAGTGAATTTGACCCATTTGAAATTTTGAAAAACGACGCCAAAAATGTACCTATGATAGTATATGATGACCAATCAATAAAATCCAACATGTTAGTAGTCGATGGTATCGATCAGAATCTATACTTTCAAAAAATTTGATAAATATAAATAATGAAAAATAAACAGAAATTTAAGAAGATACTTAAGGACGAGCTTGAAAATACCAAAATAAATGCTATGTGTGGCAACTCAGATGGTAGTTATTTCGTGTTTGGAAAATATCGGATAATACCACATGACGGTAGTTATGGCGTTATTCGTAATAATGATTTGATAGGTTATTTCGGCAGTACTCGCTCTGCATTGAGCTGGTGTGTCGCTGATAAATACGAGTATGATGATTTAGCCAGGGAAATAAAGCAGCTAGATGGAAGATTGTTGGAACTAACCAACGACATTCATGTTAGGTCGGCTATTGCCAAATCATCAAAAGATATTGATCTCGTTGAGCGTATAACCTTTAAGTTAGAAAGTAAACTTAAGTATAAGGCCGATATACAGGCCCGTCTGAATAAATGTATTATGATTTCTCACTTTTATCAAACCAGAGGATTTACAAATGAAATTGAACGAACTGTCCGCGCCTAAACCTTCAAGGCAAGCCGCTAAGGTATTTGAAAGCTACTTTGGTAAGGGCTTTCAAATTGAAAATTTGACCGATCGCCAGGCGCGTGGGCTATTGTCTCGTGTTCGTGGTTTGGTACTGGAACATCGTCGTTCTCATTCTTTTCACCACAGTGAAAAGAATCCTGCGTACTTGAAGCTGATGATGATGGAAAATGTCCTGTCGACTCTGATTGGCGAAACAGCGGCTAGTTTAAGCGAAGCAAAAGTAGTACCTTCAATGGGCAAGTTCAATGTCGTCGATGACGGGAAAGTTGTGGCTACTTATGCAGCAAAATATGAGGCTCAGGAACGAGCAGCACATATTAACGCAGACAAGAAATATAACGCCAAAAAGAAGAAAGACGTAAAAGAAGCCGCTACCGAGTTAAGCGAAGCAAAAGTAGTACCTTCAATTGGCAAGTTCAATGTCGTCGATGACGGGAAAGTTGTGGCTACTTATGCAGCAAAATATGAGGCTCAGGAACGAGCAGCACATATTAACGCAGACAAGAAATATAACGCCAAAAAGAAGAAAGACGTAAAAGAAGATGCACTTCCTGGTTTAGGTGGTACTACGAATCCAGCCGATCAAGCAAAAATGAAAGCAGCACAAACTCAGGCTATCCAGAAGATTCAAGACCCTAAACTACGCACCGCAATGACCAAAGCCAAATCTGGACAAAACCTGTCACCCGACGAACAGAAAACAGTAGCATCTGCCGCCATGGGTTCTCCTATGCAAACCGAAGCAAGCGACGAAGAACTTGTAAAAAGAATGAGACTTCAAAGAATACCGTACAAAGTCTACCAAGAGTTGGTAAAGAAACACGATAGACTAAGTGCCAACAGGTCAAAAGATCCAAATATTCTCAAGCAATTGAAAGATCTGGAAGGTATTCTTAGCGGTGATGTTAAATGGAGTTCGAACACGGCAACTAACGAATCACGTCGTTCTCTGCGTCGTGCGTTGCGTGAAAGTGAGATTCAACAGGCGCAGGTAGTGTTGGCAGCACAGGACATGGTAGACAACGTTCAGAAGATGATCGAGCAAGCTACCTCCATGCAGTACAAAGATCTGCCAGCCCTTGTCAGCCAGGTTAGAAATGAGATGGGAATCGATCAGGCCGGTCAATTCAAAACAGACGCAAGCGCAGCCCTTTCTCAGCTAGTTCAGAGTCTAGAAGAGTCACGTCAGCAGTTGGAAGAAGCCCTTGGTGTTGTTACCGGTCAGGAACCCTTAGGTGGTGACATGGGCGATGACATGGGCGGTGGCCTGCCTGATATGGATGATGATTTAGGCGGCGAAGACGACTTTGATTTCGACGCAGACTTAGGCGACGACTCAGATATCGATACCGATTTAGATATCGACGTCGATAGTGACGAGGTCCCAGTTGGAAATCTTGGACGTAACAGAATCTAAGGATAACCAACATGGCCGATAACGCATCCACGAAGAAGTTACTAGCCGTCACCCAGTTACTACTGGGTCGTGCGGATGATACTACCGCCAAGAAAGAAATTAGCCAGACAGCGTTCATCAATATGGCTAAAAATCTTGGCGTAAATGTCACACCTGATACTCTAGCGGATCTACTGTCACAGGAGCCGATGAGTGGCATCGTTGAGCCACTCGATCCTATGTCCGATAAAATTCGATTCAAAGGAAACGAAGAACCATCACAGAACATGAGTGTTGATCAGGCCAGAAACGTGGTCGACTCAAATGCTAAAAAGGCGATGAAACGACGCAAATAAACGTTGACTTTCGACTGGCTACCAGTTATCATGAGTAAAGTAAATCATGAACAAATGCTCTCTAAATGACCTTCAAACAGGCCAGTCCGGTATCATCCAGGACTGCCCTCGGGATCCTCGACTATACGCCCTAGGGTTCAAGATAGGTGTTCTTGTCTCGATGGTACGAGCGGGTCCACTGGACGATCCTATCCAAGTAAAAATCATGCACACTGACATCGTGATGCGCCGAGACGACGCAGAAAAAATCAAATTAACTCGTCCATGGTCTTGACTTCCGTCGTCAAGCCTAGTACCATACAAACATCAAATTAACTCTTATCAGAGGTCCAATGAGTCTACTAAAACCCCGCTTCGACTATATCTCGATCAAGAGATCATCCGTCGAGGGCAAACGCCTATACATGACACCAGATGGAACACCTGTTCCAAGTGTCACCACTGTGCTATCTGCAACCACTCCTAAAAAGAAGAAGGAAGCACTTCAAAAATGGCGAGACAGTATCGGCCATGAGCGAGCGCAAAAGATAACAACTGAGGCTGCCAATCGAGGCACTCGTATGCACACCTACCTTGAAAACTACATCAAGGATGGCGCTTTAAAGGACAGAGGCTCCAACCCATTTTCATGGCCTAGTCACCTGATGGCAGAACTCGTCATTCAAGAAGGTCTATCCAAAGTGGACGAAGTTTGGGGCGTTGAAGTTCCGCTATACTTTCCAGGTCTATATGCTGGCACAACGGATGGCATAGGTATTCACCTAGGTGATGAAGCTATACTCGACTATAAGCAGTCCAACCGAGTCAAGACCGAAGAACAGGTAGAAGACTATTATCTTCAGCTGACTGCGTATGCTCTCGCGCACAACGAGGTTCATGGAACCAATATCAAGAAGGGAGTTGTGCTGATGGCTGTAAAACCCAAGATGAGTAGCGATGGTCTCATTGAAGGTAAACCAACATACCAAGAATTCATCCTAAAACCAGATGATTTCAACATGTGGGCTGATCGCTGGTGGAAACGACTAGAGCAATACTACCTGATCTGATAAATACAGATACAACAGGAGACCGCAAGTGGCTATAACCCAGATTTCACAGATTACTGCCCGAAAGGGATTACAGATCGACCTGCCTCAATTGGCGGGTGCAGAACTAGGATGGAGTATTGATTCTCGGCGTCTGTGGATAGGCAATGGAGAGATTTCTGAAGGTGCTCCAGTTATAGGCAACACGGAAATTCTAACTGAGTTCAGCGACATTCTGGCAGTGCCAGTGGCATACACATTCAAAGGTGAAGCGGCAGGATACATAGCACAGACTGGTCCAACTCCTGGTGATCCGATCAAGCAAAGCATTCAGAGCTGGATGGATCAATGGGTATCGGTAAAAGATTTTGGCGCAACTGGTAATGGCGTAACGGATGATACAGCAGCTATCAATCGCGCTCTGTTTCAGATATATTGCGTGGACGTAAATCCACAGATCAGACGAGCCATATTCTTCCCTGCCGGTGTATATCGCGTTACCAGTAGCATTAAAATACCACCCTATGCTACGTTATATGGTGATGGTATCGAAAGCTCGATCATTCAAATGGACATCATTCGAACACTGATCCCTGTTGCAAGAACAGCTGACAGCAATCAGTATACCGGTCCGAATATGGGTGCAGGCGGCGCAATTTCTCCTAGGCAGATCACGATCTCTGACATGAGCTTTGTGAACCTAAATACATCATCCGACGTGTTCCTATTTGAGAACGTCGTTGATTGTCGTCTAAACTCGGTCAACTTCCAGGGCGCATTGGTAGCATCTCAGCTGAATATATTGTCACCTTTTACGGCTGCGATAAGATTCAGCAGTACGCCTGCGATCACTACCAGCAATATAAACTTCAAGGAATGTCAATTTTCTGGCACCACCTACGGGTTCAATACGGCTCAGCCAACAACTGGAATTGAGCAACTCGTACAAGGAGTGAGTATAGATAGCTGCTCGTTTGACATGCTGCACCAAGGAGTTGTAATTGGAATGGGCGCAGACACCACGAATAGCGCGTCTGGGTTCAGAATAACCAACAACGTTTTCAACAGCATATACGCTCAAGGTATACTAATAGGCACAGCACAGTTGAACGCCTCTGGCTACAATATCTTCTACGATGTTGGCAACCAGTTACTGGGACTGCAAAATCCATGCTATGCTATAATTGAATTCAGAAGCGATAACAATATCAGCGTTGGTGATATGTTTGCTAGAACAGACGCGTATTCTGGAATAGCCGACCCTGGTACAAGTTTCCCTAGAGTTCTGCTGAATGATTCTACCAGCATCGCGATCACAAATAGCGCACAAATAGCGGTAGGTACATATATACGTCAGTCTGGACAAATAGCAGAATTGTTGGACAACACAACAAGTCCTAGCACCGTGACTAGCGTTGGTGGTACTCAGTTGGCCGTAAATACCGCACTGGTAAACGCTTTCACCATAGACTATAGCATAGTTCGTGGCGCCGCATCACGCATAGGCACATTGACAGTTACACCGAAATGGGTATCTACTTCACCAACATGGTCGGATGATTTTGTCGAGTCCAGTGATCTAGGCGTGACTTTCAGCGTGGTTCAACCCGCTGACGTCATATACGTTCAGTACACGACGAGTAGCACAAGCTACGATGGTTCAATGACTTATTCTATCAAACATCTATAAACATGTGGTACAAAACTTTTGAGCAGCGTCTGACGAGCTGGCAGGCGCTTAGGGCATCTTCCGAAACGTTGGCTCTACCCGAAGCATTGACTGCTATTAACGAGTGGTGGCAGGAAACTCCATGGAGCGCCTTCTATCTTCACTGGGACGATATCGACCGTTGGCCCAATCCTTGGGAATTATTGGAAGATAACGTATATTGCGACTTGACAAGAGGTCTAGGTATATTGTATACTCTATCCATGATGGATCGTGGCGATATAGCCGATGCAAGTCTAATACTAACAAATGACGACTACAATGTAGTGACCGTAAGCGACTCCTGTTATGTTTTGAACTACAACGAGTCGATACTAAATACAAAACAATTACAGATTCATCGTCGCCTATCCTCGGAGCAGGTAAAGCAAAAGTACGCTTGAGCGTACAACTAATAAGAGGGATTTAATGCAAATTTCAGTGCTAAAACGCAATGGTCAACGTGAGCCATTGATGATCGACAAATGGCAGGGTCAAATCGCAAAAATCTGCGAGGGCATCGCTGACGTAAGTCAATCTATGGTTGAAATCAAGAGTCAACCACATTTCTACAATGGTATAACTACCAAAGAAATCGACGAGATCACACTCAGAGCTATCGTCGACCTTATTGACGTCGAATCTAACCCTACAGTAGGTCATGTCAATTATCAATACGTCGCAGGCAAACAGCGACTCAGTATGCTACGCAAGGATGTGTTTGGTCAATATGATGTACCTCACCTCTACGAGATAGTTAAGAACAACGTAGCATCAGGTATGTATACTCCTGAACTTTTGGAATGGTATTCAGAGGAAGACTGGAACAAAATGAATGATTTCATCGATCATTCCAAAGACGAGCAATATTCGTATGCCGCTATCGAGCAGCTGATAGAAAAATATCTGGTTCGGAATCGAGTCACTAAGCAGATTTACGAAACTCCTCAGATTCGCTATATGATTGCTGCTGCAACCGTCTTTAATAACGAAGAACCGAACTCAGCAAGGATGCGATATATCAAGGAATACTATAACGCTGCTTCCGACGGATTATTTACGCTGGCAACTCCTGTTTTGGCTGGTCTTGGTACACCTACTAAGCAATTCTCCTCTTGCGTACTTATTCGTTCGGATGACAATCTGGACTCAGTATTTGCCTCCGGAGAGATGATGGCCAAGTATGCCAGTAAAAGAGCAGGTATAGGGCTTGAAATTGGCAGAATGAGATCGTTGAAGTCTCCCATTAGAGGTGGCGAGATCGAGCATACCGGACTCATACCATTTCTGAAGAAATGGTTTGGAGACTTGCGCTCCTGTAGCCAAGGCGGCGTCCGAAATGCAAGTGCCACCGTATTCTATCCTATATGGCACCATCAGTTCGATGATCTGATCGTGCTGAAAAACAATCAGGGAACCGAGGAAACTCGGGTGCGCCACATGGATTATGGCGTCGTTTTATCAGCATTCTTCTGGCGCCGTTTCAAAAACAAGGAAGATATAACGTTTTTTGACCCGAACGAAGTTCCTGATTTATATGAAGCATTCTATAAAAACACTGCTCTCTTTGAGGAGTTATACCTTAAGTACGAAAAGAAAGCAGGACTAAGAAAGAAGGTAATGTCGGCCGAAGAGGTATTCAAGGGCGGCATATTAAAGGAAAGAACAGATACCGGTCGTATCTACCTAGTGTTCATTGATAACGTAATGAAGCAGGGTCCGTTCGATCCAGAATACCATACAATTTACCAATCAAATTTGTGCTGTGAAATCTTACTTCCTACTAAACCTTTTAAACGTCTCGATGATTCTTCTGGCCGTATTGCACTGTGTACGCTCGGATCAATTAACTGGGGAGCATTCAGGAATCCGGAAGACATGCGTCGCGCTTGTCGGATTCTTCAGCGTAGCCTTTGTAATATTCTTGACTACCAAGACTTCCTGAGCATCCAGAGTAAACTGAGCAACGATGAAATACAACCTCTTGGCGTAGGTATCACGAATCTTGCCTACTGGCATGCCAAACGCAACCTGAAGTATGGTGAAAAAGACTCGCTGGCAGAGGTCAAGTCCTGGATGGAGCATCAAGCATTTTTCCTGACTGAAGCTACGGTCGAGTTGGCAAAGGAACGAGGAGCATGTCTGGACAGTAGCAAAACACGTTATGGTCAAGGTATTTTCCCATGGGAATTACGGGCCGATGGAGTGAATGAGCTAACGGACTTCAGCCCCGAACTAGACTGGGAAACGCTTCGTGCCAATATGAAACAGTATGGCGTAAGAAATGCGACTTTGATCGCAATAGCTCCAGTAGAGTCGAGTTCGGTTGTTATCAATTCCACAAATGGAATTGAGATGCCAATGTCACTGATATCAATCAAAGAGTCCAAAGCTGGATCATTCACCCAAGTGGTACCAGAATATCATAAATTGAAGAACAGATACCAGCTCATGTGGGAACAAAAGGATTGTTTGGGATATATCAAGACAGCCGCGGTTCTGGCAGCCTATACCGACCAGTCGATCAGCACAAATACTTTCTACAATCCAGCACACTTTCCGGATAGAAAGGTACCCACAACGTTGATCGCCGCTAATCTGATGTTGGCACATAAGTTTGGAATCAAAACTTTTTACTACAGCTTAATAAACAAAAAAGGTTCAAAATCTGACGCCCTAGAAGACTTACCTTCTGGCACAGAGGACGAGGAAGAAGATTGCGTCGCTTGCAAGCTATAACTGGACACAAAACATGAGTACAATGCAATATAATTTAAAAACTAAAACAGATTATCTAAATCGCAAAATGTTTCTGGATCCAGCTGGCCCGGTAACGGTTCAAAGATTCGAGGAATTCAGGTATCCAAAGGTTAGCAAGTTCGAGACTGTTCAGCGAGGTTTCTTTTGGATTCCAGAGGAGATATCTCTCACAAAAGATTCGAATGATTTCAAGGACTCCAGTGATTCAGTAAAGCATATATTCACGTCCAACTTACTGCGACAGACTGCACTTGATTCCCTTCAAGGAAGAGCCCCAGCTCAGATATTTGGTCCGGTAATAAGTATTCCAGAACTGGAAGCCTTAGTAAGTGCTTGGTCTTTCTTTGAAACAAACATACACAGTCGCTCGTACTCGCATATTATCCGCAATATCTATAACGTACCTAAAGAGATATTCAATAGTATTCACGATACCCAGGAAATTATTGATATGGCATCCTCAGTAGGTAAGTATTACAACCGACTGCACAAAATCAACTGTCGAAAGGACTTGGGCGAGGCGATTGACGAGCAGGAACACATCAAAACAATTTGGTTCGCACTACACGCAAGTTACGCGCTAGAAGCATTTAGATTCATGGTGTCATTTGCTACGAGTTTGGCGATGGTTGAGAACAAAATTTTCATCGGCAACGGTAACATTATTAGCCTGATATTACAGGATGAACTGTTGCACAAGGAATGGACTGCGTATATCATCAATCAGGTGGCAAAGGACGATGCGCGATTCGCTGCTATCAAGGACGAGTGTGCCGACGAGGTCTACTCAATGTACTTAGACGTCATCAGGGAAGAAAAGGAATGGGCAGATTTCTTGTTCAAGAAAGGACCAGTCATAGGCTTGAACTCGAGTATCCTAAAAGAATTCGTCGATTATACTGCCGTTGGTGCGCTGAAAGAGATAAATATCAAGTACCAACACCCTGCGCCTAAAACCACTCCTATTCCTTGGTTCAATAAGCACACTGATACAAGCAAAAAGCAAACAGCTCTACAGGAATCTGAGAGTACCAATTACGTGATTGGGGCCATGTCGGATGATTTGGACTATGATCTATTACCTACAATCTAAACAGAGGAGAAAACTATGAAAGAGGCACTGGTGTGGAGCAAAGAAAATTGCCCTCACTGCGTCGCAGCAAAACACTTGCTGAAGACCAAAGGATATGATATCGAAGAACGAATTATTGGTCTAGGACCATGGACAAGGGAACAACTGTTGGAATCGGTGCCGTCAGCTAGATCGGTACCACAGATATTCCTCGATGATAACTACATTGGGGGCTACACAGAATTGAAAACTTACTTTGAGGAGGATTAATGATTGATGAAATTTATACCATTAGGCTGAGCAACGGTGATGAAATTGTAACGAAGATCATCGGTGAGACTGAATCTGAGTATGAAGTAAAGACACCACTAACCGTTATTCCTGGCCCTCAAGGTATTCAGTTGGTGATGAGTTTGTTCACGGCTGATCCGGATAAGATGGTCATTCTTCAAAAGAATCATATTTCAATGATAGCTCCTAGCCAAGATCGCGTTCGTGATGGCTATATCGAGACAACCACTGGAATCAGACCAGTGTCGAACAAGATATTGATGGGTTAACATGGGAAAGAAAGTTCAGAGACAGCTGGATGTAAATACCGAAGGTGGTATGATCATGAAAGGCGATAACACGGTATTCGTAAACGGTAGACCTATTGCAGTTACGGGCAATCCAGTGACCTCGCACTACAATAATCATCTAGCGGCAACCACCTTTGGCAGTGTCGATTCAGTTCTCGTGAATGGGAGGCCTATCGTAGTCGAAGGAGACGTTGATTCTTGTGGTCACGCAAGAATCAACGGTAGCGATTCGGTATTCGTTGGATAATATGGCACTAACTCCATTACAGCTAAACGCAGGGGCAGGATTACTTCAGAACACTGGGTTAACGGCAAACGCCCAGTTCGTTGGGGCAATGGCGAGCTACACTAGCACAACACTGATCAGCCCATTCCTATCAACTCTTGCGAATGGCAGCACTGGCAACATACTGTCCAACACGACAATTGGAACACTGGAAACTCTTGCTTCCAACACTTGCCCGGCGCTGAGTGATTCAGCGCCGTATGGCAACATTACTGTCTCGACGACTGGTTTTACCGGACTGCTGTCGACTACCGCTGCGATGTATCTTGGAAACGGCGACCTAACTAAGTTCACGCAGGCATATGAAATATCACTCGCATACAATAGCCAGGCTTCCGACTTCATCAGTAGCTCAAACGTGGGCCAGACCTACCTAGGCAATACATTTAGTACGATGTCCGACGCGGTGACAGGAAGTATCTCCTCCATTAACCCGAACACAAAAGGTTTTGGAGAAGATCTCGTTAACCTTGGTCAGCTAATTGATTTATCCAACCTAAACGATCTTGGTAGTCCATTGGCGCTTGTTCGCCAGATAATAAACGTAGTAGGTAATCTTCCGGTTGTCTCATTGGTATTTTTGGCAGTAGGTATCGATTCAGATGTCGTCGCAAATCTAGATGATCCAACGGTTAGCGTCTCAGATTCGGATCAGAAGTTAATGACCATAGCTATGTCGCAAGTTGTCGATGAGAATCTGGCACAGATACTTTCGGTTCTAGGTGTTAAAACTAAAGGAATAAGTAATATGGCAGACTTGTTGAATCCATACAAGTTATTCCCTAACAGTTTTGGTACCATGAATACCGTGACAGCAGATGGGTATGTACCCATATATCTCGGCAATACCAATACAATCAACTCCTCGTTGACTACGCAGTTGCCAGCTTACACATTGAGATCGACAGCATGATTGCCCTAGATAGATTGCAGCAAATAATACCTTCAGAATGGGCAGTAGCCAACAAGGCATTGTCGGTCAGCCTTGAGCAAGTCACCGGCATAATGAACATGACTCTTCCAGAGTTTGCCACGGCGGTGAGCGCAATAGGTTCAAATGCAGAGTTGCCATTGGTGAACTCGTTGACACAGCCAGTTCCATCCAGCGTAGCCAATTTCTATGCCAATCAATTCGGTATACAAGGAACAGGCGTGAACGGGACGATAGTCATTTCGGATTCGCTCGGAACGGCAGCAGGATATAACTACACTTCACAATTTGTCGACACGGTATCGCAAATGTCCAACATCGGACTAGGCGAGTTGACGACTATTTATGTCACAATGCTGAACGTCGTGGATGGTGTATTCGGCACTGGTCCGGTGGTTATTCCACCTGGAAACCCAGCAGCTGGCACATACGCGACTCGTGATAGCGCGGTTGCAACTGGACTAATACCGTCAGCACAGACGGAGATAGCAAACGTAGCAACGCTATATCCTGGACCAGTATCGCTCTTGAACCAGTACTGGACAGAAATGGGAAATCAGCTCCTAAGAGAACGATCTTTACAAGCTGCATCGTCTCTAAATTGGTCAACGCTAGACAGTAATGCGGCTACGGTCATGCTTAGTTGGATCAGCAATCTACCTAGCAGAGGGTTGGATGTAGAGCCAGGCGGAAGCAATGACTTCATTCGTTCCATCGCGGATATGACCTCGTTCACTGGACAGTGCGTAGTAGGATGCCTACAACAAGGACAAAACCAGACCGCGTTCGATCAGGCAGGAATTTCAACAGGACTCGATATTCCTGTAAAATAAAAGTTGACAGTGGTGCATCTTGTTGTTATACTACTCCCATAACGTAAGCAAAGGAGAAAATGATGAACGAAATAACACTGTACGCAGAGACGATAGAGAAAACTTCTGAGCGGAAATCAGTATCATCGGTTGGTGGCAAAAGCTATGCCTACATGCTGGGATACGCGCTATCGGACATGTCAAAACTTCTAGGCTCTCTCGCGCTGACACCGGAGCAAATAAAAGTTCTGGAAAATCACGTCAAAGAACTCAACAACGCCAACTAGTAGGAGAAGCAAATGAAAAAGCTAAGAATTATCGTGAACGGTGTCAGTTTCTACGCTTCAGCTAATGCAATATCCAGGGGCGTTGGTGATGATCCTAAAATAAATGCCTCTGTAAGGGCATGCTACGCTGATCTGATACAATCAAAAGCAGTAGGCGTGGGCGGGACCGACATAAAAGGTAACGCGGTTCAAATCACATACGTCAACTGAGGTTAAATTATGACATTCGTCCTATTTCATATCGCAACTGGTGCCCAAATTCAAAGTTATCGGTCAGAATCGTCAGCCCGAAAGGGATTGCGATCTGCCAATCGAAACGCTGGATGGACGAGTAGAATAAGTAGGTCATGGACGAATGGCATCGAGATGGAATGGTGCTTCAATGGATCGAAGTACGATCATGCTCCTTATGGAATAACCGAACAGGAGCGGTGGGAAACCAAGTTCAGTCCTAGCGCACAGGCACAAAAATATATCGAAGAATATTACGAATAGTGCTTGACAGCTGGCGAAATTCATCATATAATACACAAGTAACTTAAACACAGGAAACTAAAATGAAAGACATCGACACACTGACCGCATCTTTTTGGTACACCTACATGATTGCTGAAGTGATTGTATTTTTCATCCCACTAACATACTTTGCGTCGCTGTTCACCAACGCGGCTCACTCTCAGATAGGATTCTAAATGGATAAACTCTCTAAACTCACCAAAGTAAATGTTATACTTGCATTGCTATACTTGATTGTATGGGTAGGAGTTTCAGGTGCTCGGAATGAAAGCACGATAACACTGCGCGATACAGAATGGCAATGCACTTCTGAAATCACGAAAGATCATCCTGAATGTACCAACTACTCAAAAATTGAGGCACAAAATTGAATATTACACCAGAGCGCGTAACAGAACTACAGGCTATATGGAATGACGGGAATTCAGACTTTGAGAACTTAACAGAAGATGAGTTCGCGCTAATACAATGCTGCGCGATGGATGCTATAATAACTCATATACAAAAGACAAACCCAATGGCATTTGATGGTGCCGATTTACTACTACAATAGGAAAACCAATGGCAAGACCTAGAACTAAACAACCAGCTGAAGATATCGCTAGTCCTGAACCAGCTAACTGGACCGTCTCTAGCAATGTTGACGAACTTATGCCACTGCCTGAGGTAGTAGGCGTGAGTTTGCGAGATCGATTTGCACTGGCGGCAATTCAGGGACTACTCTCAAGTCCTTCTGGTTATAGAGGCACTACGCCAGAAACCTGGAAACTTTACGCCCGTGATGCCTACAATATCGCAGACGCAATGATCGCACAACGAGTAGATACCACCAAATAAGCGATATTACCATGAAAAAGCTGTCCGTGAACGAGACATTCGCAATCTGTATGATCATGCTGCTCATCTCCTACGTTGTTTCGTATAACTTGCCTAGGTGGCTAGACAAATCTTCGTCTGAGCCCAGTCGAGGTCATGTGACAGCTACTCTTGGTGAAGAACCTGATGAAAAGACGTTTTCCATATTGACCAATACTAACCAGCGTGTGCCATTGACTCCGAGAGAGTTCAATTGCTTGTCCAGAAACATCTATCACGAGGCCAAATTCGAGGGATATATTGGCAAAATAGCTGTTGCCAACGTGACCTACAATCGTCTAAAGCAACAGCACTGGGGCAAAACCATGTGCAAGGTAGTCTACAGGAAGAATCAATTCAGCTGGACCAAATTTCGACGTATGCGCGAAGAACGTCCTCACGGTCAATCTTGGGTACAGGCAAAAGACGCCGCGGCTGCATTTGCTAGAGGAGTTCGTGTAACTACACTAGCAAAGGCTGACCACTATCATGGCGACTACATAGAAGCTCCTGGTTGGTCTAAAGATATGTTCGTTAGGGCACATATTGGTAAGCATATTTTCTATTCACAGAGGTAACAAAAATGGAATGGTTTTTAATATTGAGTCTTCACAGCAGCGACGACGTGCTGGTGAAGAAATTTAAGTCTAAGCAAGAATGTCAAGTCTACTTGTCGTCTCATCAGGCAGAGTTCAAACATGACAAAGATATCAAGTCGGCGATATGCGATGAAGGAGCCATACTAAGCCCAACGCCGAAAAATTCTGATCAGAATATCTGATAAACATGTTGACTTCCGAGATCCATCGAGTGATAATAGAGTCCAACATAGGAGAGACAAATGACTGAAACTTTGGAAAAATACATCAAGCATCTTCGAGATCGTGAATACATGTCAGGCGTTGATCGTGAACGCAATCGAGTCAAGAGTACTGGCGAGGTATTTACTCCTACGCCTTTGGTTCAAGAAATACTTCAGCAATTGCCACCGGAGTCATTTACCGACCCTACTAAGACGTTTCTTGACCCATCATGTGGCGACGGTCAGTTCCTGAGTGAAGTTGTTATCATGAAGATGGAGAACGGACAAAGTCTAGAGACTGCGTTATCCAACACGTATGGTGTGGACTTGATGCAAGACAACGTCGACCTATGTCGCGATCGTCTGCTATGTGGACACGAAGAGCTGAGACATATCGTGGAGAAGAATATCGTGTGTCACGATGCACTCACCTATGATTTTTCATTTGGTGGCGACAATAAGACTGAAGACGAGAAACTTTTCGAGAATTTATTCGACTTCAATGAAAACTAACACCTTTATAAAATGGATTGCACTATGCTTCACGCTTTCGGGAGCATTGTGCACCAGCTTCAAAATAATGCCACTAAACGTCTACCTCCTAAATGTAGGAGCGTTGTTGTATATGATTTGGGGAATTCGCATCAAAGAAGTCAACATAGCCATAGTAAATGGTGGATTGTTGTTGATCTACTTGACTGGAGTTGCGATGCACCATGGACTAATCGACTCGTTTCTGGGATATCTCAAATCCGTCTGTGTATGACACTTTTGAGATACAATGGCTAAAATCTCGATAGATATGTTACTAATAGGAAACAGTTCATTACCTGTAAAATTCGCATTAATCGTTGACTTTCGATGAAAAAAGCAGTAATATAGCGATACATACATAAACACACGAGGTAAAACATCATGGAACTTTTTATATTAGGCGTTATATTGGTAGTAGCAATGTGGACCGTGGATATCCCGCAGTCAAAATACAAACAGGATGAATCAGAAGAGTTGATTTAAACTTACTTGGAGTGCCTTTAATGGAACTTTTTGTTTTGGCTATCGTTCTACTTGTATCACTGGCAACTGTTTAACAATAGAGGTAAATATGACTACTCAAACTAAAACTGACACATTTGACGCGATTGAAGATTTGGCTGAAGGTATCGCTTGGCTTGATAGCGACTCACTATGGGAGTTGACTAAGTATCTCAACAAGCATCATCCTATGGCTGCAAATTTACTGAAAGCAGATCTGGAGTTCTCTCAGTCTGACGACATCGCGGCATAATGAAGTTCATACTTCAGCTTATCTTTTCGGCCTGTGTTGTCATCGTGGCATTCACCGTGGGGCAACGACAGGCCGACATCAAGAATAAGGAGATGCAGGAATGTACCGACTCTGGTCAGTCGGTATCAGACTGCATCGACAAAATCAACTGGCCGTACAAAGTATATCTTCATCCCTAAGTAGTTGACAGGCCCCTTTCATCCGTGTATTATGCACTCATACCTTAAATAAACGGAGAGACGACATGATAGAGATAGCGAATACCAACTATAGTGGCTTCACGTTGGCCAACTGTTGGATTCAGAAACTAGAGTCAAGCAATAGCCGCCTCCACAAGGAAAGCGTGATCAAGGAAGCCTTTGCCGCCGCCACCGTCGGCAGCTTGAACGCTGAGGCATTCCTTTACAACTGCTACCTAGCGTACAATCCCTTTTTCGTGTATGGTGTTCGGCAGGTAGATGAAACTGTTGGCTTAACAAATCGACCTAACCCCTGGCATGACTTCTGGGCATTGTGTGACACACTTAGAACCAGAGCCCTAACTGGAAACGCGGCAAGAGATGCCATCCGACTGTTGAGCGAAGAGTTCGACTCGGACGAGTGGAACAGAATGTGCCGTAGAGTTATCCTGAAGGACCTAAGATGCGGGTTCAGTGAATCAACTATAAACAAAATCGTAGGCAAGTCCAAGTGGGCTATTCCAGTATTTAGCTGCCAGCTTGCGGTAGATTCAACCAAAAAACCCAAGAATATGACTGGTATTAAGCGACTCGAGTACAAACTCGACGGTGTTAGGATGCTCGCTATAGTAAGACGTGATTCGGTAGAACTAATGAGCCGAAACGGCAAGCCACTCAATAACTTCCCTCAGATCGAGAAGGAGATATTAGAGTTGACGAAACTGAAAGCGTTCCTAAACCAATGGTTAGATGATGGCTTCGTGTTGGACGGCGAAGTTATCGGTGAGAGTTTTCAACAGCTAATGAAACAGGCTCAGCGAAAGAGCGATGTCGAAACAACCGACATGATCTACAACATCTTCGATGTTATTCCACTCGTAGATTTCGAGCGAGGTTTCTGGAATGCACAACAGAAAAAACGTATCCAGATACTGGAGCAGCTTCGTCCTAGCTTAGAAAATTCAAAATGTCTTCAGATTTCCGAAGGTATCCTAGTTGATCTTAGTATGGAAGAAGGCAACACTACTCTTCAAGAATACTTCGAAGAGGCGTTGAAGCTCGGTTACGAAGGTATCATGATAAAAAATATGGAAGCGCCGTATCAGACTAAGCGCACAGATGCTTGGATGAAGCTGAAACCTACGTCGACTTTTGACCTGGTAGTGGTTGGACTAGAAGAAGGCACAGGCAAGAATGAGGGGCGGCTGGGCGCGTTGGTATGCGAAGGCGAGGATGATGGCAAACTCATTCGAGTCAACGTCGGTAGCGGCCTTACAGACGAACAGCGCCAGCAGATTTGGGAAGACAAAGAAACGACCATTGATATGGTAGTAGAGGTGATGGCCGACGTGGTGACGCAGAATCAGGACGGCAGCTACTCACTTCGATTCCCTCGATTTGTGCGGTTCCGAGCATTTAACCCTGGTGACAAATTCTAATAGGAGAACATAACATGAAACACAAACACGCAGTCTGTATTGTTGCTTGGGCAGATGGAAGAATCATAGAGGAACGAGATACTGTAACCGGCGAATGGATAGAGACTAATCCTTCATGGGATGAGGATGTTGAATATCGAATCAGACCGCCTAAAGCTGATGAAGTAGTGTTGGGTATTCTTGAACTCGTTCCTGGAAAGTGTGTGTTCAGACCTGCCGAACACTGGGAAAATCCTAACATTAGGTTGTTATTCGATGGAGAGACAGGAAACTTAAAGAGAGCAACAGTGTTGTCAGACGACGAGTGATCTGTTACAGTAGAGTCATGGTTCAAAGGAGATCAAAATGGAAATTATACTAAACGTGTTGGTGGCAGTAATACTAATATTGGCATTATTCCCTGAGCTTAGGCAGTTGATACTTAATATCTACGAGAAATTCGTATGAGTTCGACTTTTTATATTAAGAAAGGTCGAAGATATGTTCCAATTTCGGAATATGACGAAGAATTTTCAAACAGCTACCGAATGGGAACTACCTTAGTTTTTGCGAAGCCAGGCAGTGTTAGCAAAAGACCAATAGATCCAAATTTCGCAGCTATGATTGCAGCAGGTAGCTATGCCAGAGACAAAATTACGGATGTTCTGATTGAAGCATCGTCGGCTAGGCCTATGACCGCTCCTGTTACTGAGACGCAACAAAAAGCGTGGAAGAAGCTGAAGGAAGCCTACGGAGAAGAGATGAGCTATCTAGCTTTCCCATCAGCGGTAGAAGCGGTAGATGCAGGGATAGACGCGATGTGCAAAGAAGCGGAGACAATGTTACAGAATCCAGCGGTACGAGCGGCATACGATCAATTTATGATGGTCTGCCAACTGACCAAAGATCAATTTTCAACTCAAGGCTAGGAGAAAACTATGGCTAACTTATATCGCATTACCCCTATAGAAAATTACAGTGTCAACTCGTTTTATAGTATATTCGAGAAGATGTCGGGAGGATTTACACGAGGATGGGCAGTAACTGAAACGTACAAAGACGGGCATGCTTTCGTTGACGCTAGAGATTATCCAGAAGATATCAAGTTCGACGCGGGCGTGGTTACCGACAATGTTCATGTTAGTCTTTCAAATCTGGTAAATTGCACGTTCGACTTTGATCCATGCTTCTCCGAAGATGAAAGAGACGAGATAAAAACCAAGTGGGAAACTCAGAAGGATCAGGTATTGGCAGATGAACGATGGAAGATCGAAGAAAATTACGTCAGAATATTTGGTCCGGTATTGGCAGATCCAATTCACTAAATGAGCAAGATAGTTTGTACGATATGCGCTAGTAACAATCCCCACAAGGTCATAACGATCGAGATCAACGGAAGGGATCGTTACATCTGCGCGTGTTGTGTGAATAAAATAATGACTGTGGTAAGTCCTCCGGAAAATCAAGAGATGGACGAATTTGTGTCTCATCTCATAGGACTTACCGAAGTTGTTATCAACGAGAGTTATGGTGATTTCGAGCTATCGCCTATTGCTCAAAGAACGTATCTCGATCGAGCCAAGATACCTTACACAATACAACATAGGTCGGATAGATTTTCAGACGAACAATTTGGACCATATCTAATATTGTCCAATGGCGTAGCTTGGGACTGCAAACGTCTCGAAAGAGACGATCCAATCCTGATAGATATAGTGAAAGAACTAGGTATCAAAGCTGAGGGAAATCATGCTTCACTGAAAATAGTAAAAGTGCCATCTAACGTCCAGTGGACTATTCATGAACACAATGGTTTTGAATGGGTTGCTGAAAAACACCGCACGTGGTTCTGATAAATACTTAATGGGCTTATCTTATCTTGTTTTATTTGTTTCATTGTCGATATCGACGGTAGCTGCGTACTATAGTATAGCAGGGCTTACCGCGATATTTGCCGCTGCGGTAATTCCAGTGGTGATAATGTCGATCGCGCTAGAGATAGCAAAGGTGACGACTACCGTTTGGCTGCATAAGTATTGGTCGCAGTGCCGCTTACTGATGAAGCTGTATCTGATCCCTGCCGTCTTGCTACTGATGTTCATCACTAGTCTGGGTATTTTTGGATTCTTGTCAAAGGCACATTTGGATCAAGGTGTCCCCTCGGCCGATGTAGCTGCCAAGATAGCATTACTCGACGAAAAAATAAAAACGGAAAGGGATACGATTGAGGTATCGAAGCAGGCACTATCGCAGTTAAATGCGACGGTAGATCAGACAATAGCCAGATCAACGAGCGAACAGGGAGCTGGACGAGCGGTTCAACTGCGAAAGTCTCAGGCAAAGGAACGAGCGAGCTTGCAGAATGATATCGCCAAAGCACAGGATCGCATCGCGGCATTGAATGACGAAAGAGCGCCTATAGCAAGCACTCTTCGCAAGGTTGAAGCGGAAGTAGGTCCTATAAAATATCTGGCTGCTGTTATCTACGGCGATAATCCAGATGGCAACTTGCTGGAAAGAGCAGTACGATGGGTCATTATACTATTGGTGATGGTGTTTGATCCTCTTGCAATCATGATGGTACTTGCATCAACAGAGAGCATGAAGTGGGAAAGAGAACGCAGAAAGGCAGTTGATAATCAGCCAGAAATCAGCGACGATGTTCAATATGAAACCGGCGATACCGAAGACTCATCCGAAGATTGTCCTAATCACGACTGTGACGTAGTTGACAATATAGTAGACGCAAGACTAGATCGAGAGGGACCACCTACCGCGTTTTTTGAAGAGGTAGATATAACGGTTGTCGATGATGACGACGATGAGGAAGAAGAGCATCACAACTACAAAAAGGCTTCCAAGATATGGAAAATGATAAATACACATACGACTCTGAAGGAACAACGCAAAATGTTTCAACGTGGGCAGATCGAAAAATTGCCATGGACAGAACCAGAGTTCATTGCTAGAGTCGAGTCTGGAGAATTTGACTAAATATTACTGAATTCGGGCAACTTTTCACTTGAATAGTTGTCTAAATAAGAGTACACTGTTAGAGATGGTGTACAAAACATGAGGTGCCGATTTTCGGGCCTATAACTAAATCTTGCTACAAAATAGGAGACTACAAAATGAGCAAATCAACCCCAATCCTGGGAATCGATCTCGGGACTACAAATAGCTGCGTCGCAATTCTTGAAAATGGCTCCGCTCGAGTCATCGAAAATGCAGAAGGCGCAAGAACCACTCCATCCATCATCGCATACTCGGACAACGAAGTATTGGTAGGTGCTTCCGCAAAAAGACAGTCAGTAACAAACCCCAAGAACACCCTGTACGCCGTAAAGCGTTTGATCGGACGTAAGTTCACCGAAGAAGCGGTCCAGAAAGACATCGACCTCATGCCTTACGAGATTGTCGAAGCGAAGAATGGTGATGCTTGGGTAAAAGCCAATGGACAAGAACTGGCCCCACCGCAAGTGTCCGCTGAAGTCTTACGCAAGATGAAGAAGACTGCCGAAGACTATCTTGGAGTCGAGGTAACACAGGCGGTTATCACGGTACCTGCATATTTCAACGACAGTCAGCGTCAAGCTACTAAGGACGCTGGAAGAATAGCAGGACTCGAGGTTCTACGCATCATCAATGAGCCTACTGCAGCTGCTCTAGCCTACGGTGTCGACAAAGCAGACAAAAAAGATCGAAAGATTGCGGTCTGGGATTTAGGCGGCGGCACCTTCGACGTCTCCATCATTGATATCATTAACGTCGATGGCGAAAAGCAGATTGAGGTTCTATCCACCAACGGTGACACTGCGCTTGGCGGTGAAGACTTCGACCAGCGCCTCATGGACTATCTGGTAAGCGAGTTCAAGAAAGACTCTGGCATCGATCTGAAGAATGACACGCTCGCGCTCCAACGTCTGAAAGATGCCGCAGAGAAAGCCAAGATTGAGCTATCGAGTACGCAACAAACAAGCATCAATCTACCATACGTTACCGCGGATGCAAGTGGACCTAAGCATTTAGATATCACCATCACGCGCTCCAAGTTCGAGTCGATGGTAGAAGATCTGATCGAGCGAACCATTGCGCCATGCAAAACTGCACTGAAAGATGCTGGAGTTACGTCCAAAGATATCGACGAGGTTATATTGGTTGGCGGGCAAACTAGAATGCCCAAGGTCCAAGAAGCAGTTGAAAAGCTGTTTGACAAGGCACCTCGCAAAGATGTGAACCCAGATGAGGCTGTTGCTGCTGGTGCTGCGGTACAGGGCGCGGTATTGGGTGGTACAAAAACAGATGTATTGTTACTTGACGTGACTCCTCTGTCCTTAGGCATCGAAACGATGGGAGGTGTATTTACCAAACTCATCGAAAAGAATACCACTATTCCTACCAAGGCAAGTCAGGTATTTTCAACAGCCGAGGATAACCAGGCTGCTGTGACGATCAACGTAGCACAGGGCGAACGCGAATTGTTCAGCTACAATAAACAACTCGGCAAGTTCGACCTGAATGGTATTCCACCTGCGCCTCGTGGTACACCACAAATTGAAGTCACGTTTGACATCGATGCCAACGGCATTATGAATATATCTGCAAAGGACAAGTCCTCTGGTAAGCAAAATAAAATCACAATTAAGAGTGATTCTGGCTTGACAGATGCTGAAATTAAGCGTATGATAAATGAAGCTGAAATGAACGCAGAGTCTGACAAGAAACTGAAAGAACTGATCGAGGCAAGAAACCATGCAGAGCAACATGTTCATCAAATCAGGAAGGAACTCTCTGAAGTCAAGGACAGGCTTAGTTCGGACGATATTGATCAGATCGAGACTGCCCTTTCGGAGGTCGAGGAATCAACGTCTGGTGACGACCTTCAGCAGATCAGGAAAGCAACGGAAAAGCTTCTCGATGCTAGTAAGATCGTTAGGGATGCAACTCCTAAAAACGAGACGGAGAGTGCCTCCCCCGCCGATGATGCTGTCGTCGATGCACAGTTCACTGAAGCAGCGTAACTAAAACCAGTAGCAGATGTTGACAACTCCGTTAACATCTGCTACCATATAAAATATCAACCAAGGAGTAATAATGAGTAAACTAAAACCACTTCGAGATCGTATCGCAGTCAAACTAATTGAATCAGAAGCAGTGACTGCTTTCGGTCTGATTATTCCCGACTCTGCATCAGAAAAACCCACGCAGGGAGAAGTAGTAGAAGTAGGTTCAGGTGGATTTGCGAAAGATGGGACAGTCGTTCCATTGGTAGTGAAACCTGGAGATAGGATTCTGTTCTCGAAACATGCGGGACAAACTCTCAAAGTTGATGGCGTAGAATATCACATTCTACGCGAAGAAGAAATCGTGGCAATCATCGGCCAAGATTGATATCCACGTAAACCTACGGTGTAAGTGCCGATATCGGGCTCGCATCGTGTAACTTGCTTAATATAGGAGAAACGAAATGACAAGACTAACAACCGCGGACCTGACTCCGTTCTATCGCAACACGATTGGCATCGACAATATTCTCAATCGCGTGATCAACCAGATGGAGGCTAACAACAATGGTAATGGAACTTATCCTCCATATAACATCATAAAAACAGCCGAGAACTCATTCGAGGTACAAGTCGCCATAGCAGGATTCACTCCAGGTGAGGTAACTGCCATCGTGCAAGAGGGAGTTTTGATAATCTCTGGAGAGAAATCTGAAAATTCATCAGAAAAACCAGTGGAATATATCCATCATGGTATCAGCTCTAGACGATTTATTCGAACATTCAGCTTGGCTGATCGTGTAGAAGTGATCGACGCAGTCGCAACCAATGGAATACTTTCCGTCAGATTGGAACGTATTATTCCAGAAGAATCCAAACCAAAAAACATCAGCATTACCTACATTAACTAGATACTGAATCAATAAATAACGTAGGGGAGATTTCTCCCCTACTATCACACAAAGGTACTAAAATGGCACATGTAGAATCGATTACGAAGATCAAAACTAACTTAGAGGTCAAGGAACCTCCATTATATAAGATTATCTATCTCAACGATAACCTGACGTCAATGGAATTTGTAAGTGGATCATTGATAGACTTCTTCAACTACTCCGAAGAAACTGCTATGGATATTACTTATGATATTCACGAAAACGGGTCAGCTGTGGTAGCAGTGTTGCCATACGAGATCGCCGAGCAGAAAGGAGTGGAAATCACGATGGCCGCTAGGTCTCAGAATTACCCATTACAGGTAAAGCTAGAACCAGATGTTCACTAAATTTCTATATCTATCCTTCTTGGATAATATGGATTTTGTGACCAGGGAGTATTCGGTCTCCCGCGTGGGTTACTTACATACCTGATGCCATCCCTTACTTGGTCGACTGGTTTGTGATAATGACCGAATACCCAAGTATCTATTTTGTGTTCAGTATCTTCTTCGAGTGCCAGCTGAAGATACTGATTTCCTAAGCAGTTGAATCTAAAAGTATTGACTAGATCGATATCATGTGATGCTAACCATGGAGCGGGCAGAGTGTGTGACACGATCACAATTTTCTTCACGCTAGGATGTTTCTGTAGTCTCTTGACGCTGTTTACCAGATATGCCGCGTCGGCGTAGGCCAATTTCACTAGGTTGTTTGACTGCATTCTTGTAGTGTTCGCGTATTCATCGAACCACTCAAATGTCGCAGCGACGTCTACTTCCGGATTGAAGTCATATGTCCACCATCCATTGACTGCGACTATTGCTACTCCGTCTATAACGACAATATTGTCATGGAGATAAACCAGGTTATTTATTTTCTTGAGCGATTGAGATAAATCTTGATAACTATCAACGACGTCGCTGTAGTAGTCTCGATGTTCATCATTGCCATCGATGTAAAACACTCCACCTGGATAACTATCGGCAACGCGGGAAAGAGTCTTAATCAAACTTTGTCTGTTACGAGCGACATCACCGGTCACAATACAGAATGGACTTGTGGCAAAGCCATCCCAGTTAATTCCAGAATTCTTGGCGTCACAGTGTAAATCACTAATTATGTCGAAGCTAAATACCATAGTAAATATATTTATCAAAGGAGAAACAGTGAATATTATTTTAGGCAAAGAAAGAGCTGAGAGTCTATCTCAAAAATATGTAGTTCTTGAACTTGATACCCTCAAGTTCAATGAAACTGGGTTAGTTATTGAGTCATACTGCGTAGTCGAGAATATTCCATTCGAGGAGATCGCAGAATCAACAAATCAAATAACTCTTCATAATATGTTATTGGAAGACTACCGTTCTAGATCATGGAAAGAATGTAAATCAAAAATAGCAAATCTATACGGTAAATGGGGCGGCGAGTTGGATACATTCTATGATGAACTGTTGAGTAGGGTAGAAACATTGAGCAGTTCAGAACTTCCAGATAGCTGGTCATATTACATACAGAAATGAATATAAATCTGGTAGTTTCAAACAATCACTCGATTCCACATGCCGACTTAGAAAAATTGAAATCTATCGGTAGTTTTTGGGGTGGCTGGCAATCTTGGAAGTCGTGCAGCACTGACAACGTCATCTGCTACGAAGTCGACCAAGCATACAAATTGGTAACTCAAAAATTCTACGAGCTGTGCAATCTGTACGTGCCTAGAGAAGCTCTTGTGAATATAACAAATCCCACCAAAAACATGAAAGCGTTTGCTGGTGGGTTTTCACATGAGGTGAATAACCCCGAAGAAATCATCGCATTTCATCTAACCGCTGCGGTGAGTGATATCGTAATATTGATGGGATTTAACTGGTGCGATCAACCATTGACCGATGAAAAAACCAACCACTATTTCGGCCTAGTCAACGAAGTCATCAAATCTCATCCAAACGTCGAATGGGTCATCATTGATCACGAAGAAGATTTACGAAAAGATTTGGCTTCATTGGAGAATCTTAACAAAGATACCATTTCTAGCGTTTTATCTCTGATTGAGACTTGACGCGCATCGCGTAATGATGTATTCTTAGTCCAACATAAAGGAGAACGAGATGAAAAAGTTCCTATTCGCAGCACTAATGATAGCAAGTTCAACGGCGTCTGCATGGTACGGTGGTTACGGAGCAAACTTTGGTGTCCCGATGGGTTACTACGGTGGTGGAATGGGCTACTACGGCGGACCTATAGGCTACTACGGTGGTTATGGTTATGGTGGATATCCGATACAAGGACCATCGTTCACCTACAACACAGTGATTCAGCAAAGTCCGCCTATCATCATCAACCTGCCACCACAAGGTCAACCTCGCCAACAGCAATATCAGTATCCTAATCGATAAAAAGAGTTGACTTGAACAAGATTTCTTGGTATAATAGCCGCATAGAAAGAAAACAGGAGATACAAACATGAAAAAAGTAATAGCCTTCGCACTTCTGGCCGCTGCATCAGTCTCCGCCTCTGCCCAGCAATACGGACAATACAATCAGCAGTACACGATGAACCAACAGTATGGCAGCACTAACTGGTACTCAAGCGCACTTGGTGCCGGTGTGGCTTCAGCGGGCGTAGCGATCATCGGTGGTTTGGTGAATGCGATGAATCGACCTGAGCCCGTCCAAGTCCAGCAACAGCAACCTCAGGTAATCTATGTAAACCAAGGCCAGGTTCAGCCTCAGCAAGGTACGACTTACGATCTTCAGCGTGGCAACAACTGCCAGATGCAAACTGTATACGACCAATATGGCAATCCACGTAACGTAAACGTCTGCCCTTAAGGAGAACGCACATGGCAATAATAATGACTATCTCGGTGCTAATCACATTCGTGTGGTTGGTACTAGATTGAACCAAGACACTATCAGGACATAAAGCATGGCAAAATTGGAGCCTTTATTCAAATGGACGGGCGGCAAAAGAAAAATGAAGGAGAAGTATGGCGATTTATTTTGGCCATCTAAAAAGTTCACAACATTCATTGACGCATTCTACGGCGGTGGCGCAATATCTCATTGGGTCACCGACCGCTATCCAGATGCCAAATTTGTAATAAACGATCAAAACTCAGAGCTGATCCAGTTATATAGTACCATAAGAGACGACGTGGATGAATTTCTTCGTCTTTGTCAGTCGTTCGAGGAAGAATATTTGAATATCAATGATAAGGACACGGCAGAGCGCAAGATCAAACGACATGCTTTTTATACCAGTCTCAAGATGAGATATATCAACGACTGGGAAAATATGACACCTACAGAAGTTAGCAGTCATTTGTATTTCATGATGAAAACCAGCTTCAATGGTTGGTGGAAAGTGTACTCGTACTCTAGAGGTCGTTATGCTACACCCCCTGGCGTACAAGCAGAAACTAGACCGTTCATCAATACCTCATTGATACGCTCTCACTCGCAGTTCTTCAACGATAAGTGTACCATACTAAATGGTGACTTTGAAGGAGTTAAGGACTATATCACCAGCGATTCCTATGTGTACTTTGATCCTCCTTATCGTGACAGCTCTACTATCTATACCTCTGAGGGGTTTGGAGATGTCGAGCAAATCAGATTGTGTGAATTTTTCAAATACGCCGACTCTCTTGGAGCAAGCGTATCGCTGAGTAACAAAGAAATTGGCGATGGTTTCTTCGAAGAGCATCTAAAAGGTTTCGAGATTCATTTATTTGATGTAAAATATACAGCAGGCAGAGGCAAAAGCCTGAACAATGTAAAAGAAAATTTCGTTAGAAATTTCGTCCATGAACAATCACCCACTGACAGATTACTGATTTTTTGATAAATACCAGAATGAATGGAGATCATAAGTTGTACAATTTATTTGAAATATCTAAGTCTGAACTCATCGAGCTAATAAGCAAGTTGGACGATATCGAGGATGCAAAAACTCTGAGTAGCATCGAGACGCATCTTCGTAGGTCCGAAGTCGATGATAATATCAGCTTGATCAAAAAACAGGCGTTGAGCAATCTTGACTCTAAGAGTTGGGACTTCTTCAATAGGACTATCAACTCCAAGCATTTTGGATATAAAAGTCTAAAGGAATACTTTGTGCTGCTGAACGATCCCAGCATGAAGATAGGACCTTCGCACTTCGAGAAATCCGGCAAGGGAAGTATCCTAGAGTTGGTTCCATCCAAGATGCGAAGCAATGAGGTGTTTCAAGAAACCCTTCCCGATATCATGCAATATTCTGCGGCTACAGCTAGTGGACAGGGGGCAGGTGAGCTGTTCTTTCTGATCTATGGCTTGAATGCTTCTAAGGTTCCGAGTGCGGAAGGTGCTGATGTCAGTTTGGATGGCTGGTACCTGGAGATAAAAAGCACAGGTAGTGGACTGAAGAGTTCAGCTAGTGATGAAAAGGCGGGCCAGGGCGCGGAGAGTCGCGTGGCTGACACGCTAAACGATGGTCTGAAAGAGATAGCTAACAAGAATGGATGGCAGCTGGAAGACACGGATAAATCGCCTCGACTAACCAAAGGATGGTTTCCAGAGTTTTGGAAAAAGCTAGAAAAAAGCAAGGGCGAAGACGCTGCAGTCAGATTGATGAACGACTACATTTCCAAGATTTACAAGGTCAAAGACTCGTCCGAAATGGCTAGAAAGGTTCTCAAGTCGTTGGGTTCAAGCGACGCCGATAAGGTATGGTCAAGTTCCGTAGTCAACATGAATAAGGCAAACAGTGGATGGGATAGCGTTCTTATAATCAACACTAAGAACGTTCATACCCTCGAGTACTGCAACTTCGTCGACGGTGATACTATTCCAGACAATGCTGCAATGCAGCCGGTACTGAGTAGAGGTAGAGGAACATTTGCTTATCCTGATGGTTACATTGCACTCGGACTAAAAGGTGCTAGAACAGGCGAAGAAATGGAAATCAGATCGCAAAAGCGACAAGACTCGCTGAAGATACTAGCGGAACTCAAAGACGAATATTCGTCTCTATTCCAAGCATACAAATCTATCCGAATGAATCTTCCACCTAAACTGGATAAAAAGTTTGAAAAAGTCTTCACCACTATGTCCTCTGGTATAAAAGACAAAACGAAAGAATTGCAAAACGCAGATGCCTACGATCGAACTCTCATGAAGGGTATGGTAAGCAGCATGAAGAAAATGAAACAAGAACTTGAGGACGTTGGAGCATTTGCATATCACCAAAAAGAATCTACCGTAGCAAAAGAAAAATCTCCCGACGTTCCTAAAAAGTTGGATATTCCAAAAGCTGAACCTGCGCCACTCAATAAAAAGGTAGCAGGAGAAAAGCCGAGTGACGAAACTGAGTCACTGCCTGAACCGGACGAAGATGCACTCAATGAGTCCTCGCTCCGCCGTCTTCAATATCTTGTAAAATACTCTTGACTTTGCGCCCTTGTCGTTGTATAATGACAGGGGCTTTCCCACAATCTATTTAAGGAGAATTTTATGCCAAGTTTAGTGCCAATGGTCGTCGAGCAGACTAGCAAGGGTGAACGATCATACGATATTTATAGTAGGCTTCTGAAGGATCGCATCGTGATGTTAGACACAGACGTCAATAGCCAGAGTGCCAGCTTGATCGTGTCGCAGCTGCTATTCCTTGAGGCCGAAGATCCTGATAGCGATATCATCCTATACGTCAACAGTCCAGGTGGGCATGTAACCGCAGGGTTGGGTATAGTAGACACTATGAATTTCATAAAATGCGACGTCGTGACCGTGGTATATGGCCAAGCTGCATCAATGGGCTCAGTCATTGCAAGTTCTGGTGCGAAGGGCAAACGGTACATACTACCCAATGCCAGCCATCTCATTCATCAACCAATGGGTGGAGCAGAGGGTCAAGCGTCAGACATCGTTATCAGAGCCAACGAAATAGTCCGACTGAAAAAGAGACTGACTGAGATTTACGTCGGCAACACCGGCAAAGAATACGACGTTCTTGAACGAGACATGGATAGGGATACGGTATTGCCAGCTACCGAAACCGTTGAATATGGACTGGCAGACAAAGTCATCACTGATCGCAACAGTTTTTGACTTATAGGTTGACAATCCATGATCTTGTCTGTATACTAGACAGAAATTAATCAATGGAGAAAAGCGATGAAAGTAAAAAACCTGGTAGCAAAATACGCTAGACAGTTCAACAAAGCAACTGTTCAACGTGATAGGAAAAACACATACCAACGAAGACCTAAACATCAGTCTAGGTCTTCGGACCAGAGGATTTTCGCATGATCGCACTCCAAGAAATAACACAATGGCCTGGTAGCACTCCAAACCACATCTATATTTTCGAGGACTCCAAAACTAAAATATATGCCTACGTGGCAAACAATGAACTACGGTTACTACCAAAAGGAATGAATATTGATCGCTCCGGTCGCAAGTTCAAGGAAGTCCCAAACATTTGGGATGTAAATTCTTCAAAATAAAGTTTGACACCTCTTCGCCACCTGCTATACTACACCCATAGAGACAAACAACTGGAGAAAGAAAATGCCCAATATCACTATCTGCGACGGTCGCGAGACATACACGGTTGAATTTGAGCCTAAAAAGTGGATCAGCGTAAGCCGAAATGGTTCTACTCCTACGATGTTTGAGATTGGCGACACAGCGATCTACGATTCTTTCAACCTAGCATACACTGGCGAGATCGTTCAGATAACTGAGAAACGCGTCACCATTCGACCAAAATACGAAACGAAAAGAGTCAAAAGACTGACATTGGCAGAGTTCAGCTGGAGAAACTGGAGTTTCGATGCTGAGACAACTCAGCGCTATAACTCAGAAATCATGAACTACCTATAAGCTACCGGAGTAACTGTATGGCAAACGATGTTATATCTAGCTCTACGTACAAAGAAGCCTTAAAGAGAGTAGGACGTACCGCTTTCACTGTATTCATCGACTATAACCACGATCTAGGTGAACCTCAGTGGGCAGTAATTGACGGGGCTGATATCGATTCGAACGGGTTTTGGTTTGATTCGTTTGATTCTAAAGAAGAAGCGGTGGCGTTCTGTGAGGAAATGGGCTGGATTGTCGAAAGGGTGAGCGACTGACGCGACTGGAAATCATGAAGATTTTACTGGATAACCAGAAAACTGAAGACTCAGAGTAGTCTTCAGTTCTGGAGTCGCATAGTTGCCACTATGTATTGTTATAGCAGTTAATAACTTCTCGTCTTTCACTTAGATCGAAACATTGATTCGGGTTAAGATATTAAATACCTTAACCCGATATAATGACTATTACGAGAATCCTTTCATTAATGTTGCGTAGTATGTTGTTCCATCAAAGAACACATACATAATATCTACTGCTCCTCCTGCTGTACTCAGTGTCTTAACACCCCCTGCAAATTTCATCGTCGAAGTCAGTGTGCGATTACCAGTCGCATCTTGAGTGAATATAAATGTCGCATACTGACCTGCTTGCGGAGTGCCTCCAAAGTTATTGAAGGTAATATTATTCGTCAACGTCAGCTTGAACACCGTTCCAACACTTAGATCAGGTGTGTATATCGCAGAATACGAGGATGTAGTTACAACATATTTGTAGCTTACGATAGTAACCGCGTTATTGGCAGCAGTACCTGTTATACTATTGGCAGCGATATTAGTTATAACATTCGAATAGCTTACCTCTTTTGAGGAAGTATTATAGAACACAAAGTTGGTCGTATTGCTAGAATCACTGCGTACTGGATTGACGTATAGTCCTGGAGAGGTACTATCCAGCGCGTTTGTGGCAGCGTTAATGATTATTGAGTTAGCTGATTGGTTGGCATAACCTGCTCGGTAGCCGATAGCAACAGCGTTGTTGCCTTGATCTTGATACCCTGCTTGATATCCAAGCGATACAGTATTGGAACCCTGAGTTGTGTAAGTGGTAATAGTGGTATTGGCAACATTCTGCGATATGTTCACGAAGTATGTACCAGCATTACCTGTACCTGTGCCAAGAGCAGTGATTCTTGTTCCGCCAACTATACCTGCACCAGTTACTGTCATGCCTACCGTGATGTTACCAGCGAATAGGTTGCCTCCCATAGACAACAAGTTGCCTGAAATGTTAGACACGTTGCCGTAAGCACTCAGCGCAGCAAAACAAGTTCCTGTTCCTATTGCGATGCTATTATTGCCTTGTGGCACTTTACCAGCACCTGTGCCGATGGCTATCGACTGAGCTCCTTGATAGTTCTGACCGGCTTGGAACCCAATTGCTATCGAGTTTGGTAGCTGGTAGTAAGTTGCGGCCTGATGGCCAATACTTATTGACGAAGATCCTTGATTTTGATATCCTGAAGTGTATCCGATCGCGTGTGCTTGAGCACCTTGGTTTGCATATGCGGCATATGAACCCAACGCGGTGGAGAATATACCTTGTGTGACATATGCTGCAAAGGGTCCAATCGCAACGGAAGATGTTCCTTGAGCTGATGCTCCTGCATTTGTGCCAACAGCTACTGAGCTGGCACCTTGGGAACCTGTGCCTGCACTGGTTCCAATTGCAACCGATTGCGCTCCTTGTGCAGTTTGTCCGGCATATACACCAACTGCAGTCGAACTCGCTCCTTGCGTTGTTTGTCCAGCTCCTAGTCCCAGAGCAACCGATTGGATACCTTGATTAGTGTAACCTGCGTTAGTGCCTGCTGCTACCGAGTTCTGTCCTTGTCCTGTGATTCCTGCGTTGATACCAATCGCAACCGAGTTAACTCCTTGCGCGTTCGCACCAGCCTGAGGGCCAATTGCAACCGCAGATCCTGCTTGATTAGTTCCACCGGCCCCTATGCCAATTGCAACCGTGTTAGTTCCTTGAGAAGTTGATCCAGCTCCTTGTCCAATGGCAACCGCGCTGTAATTTTGGTTTGTTTGACCAGCTGCCCAGCCGATAGCCACTGAATTATATTGCTGCGATGTTGCGCCGGCGCTGACTCCGATAGCGATACTGCGAACTCCCTGGCCGGTGTAGCCTGTAACGTTGGCTATATTTGCAGTATGTGCTGGGTTAACCGCGTAATTTATGATGTTTGCACTAACCCCGTTCACGGTCTGCGAAGGTTCAACTATCCAGTATCTACCGGTAAAGGCTCTAGCCGAAAGGACGCCAGATAGGCTAACTTGCCATGTAGAGTTATCGCCGCTGCCACTGATGTTGTTTACAATGTAAACTCCTTGGCTTAACCCTGAAGCGTTTAGGTACATACCAACGCTAATAGGCTCACCTGAGGTTCCGGTGCCAGCAGACAGTGTAGTGCCGTTAAGGGAAGCGTTAGGCATGGTAGCTATCTTGACGTCTCTTACAACCGTTCCTAATGTGATAGTATTACCAGAGAATACCGTACCAACCGGAGCGTAGAAGTTGGTCAACGTCCCTGCTAATGTAAGTACATTCCCAACAATTTTCACATTAGAGAATACACCAGTAGAAACGCCGGTAACGTATGTTGCATTTGCCAGGCCATTACCCGATAGTAACATAGTGTCGATGAAGTTTCTATCATAAGTACCTCGAATCGACATCGTAGTACCATTAAACTCTACCACATTACCATTTGCAGTTACAGTAGACCCTGCTGCATTCCAGCCCATAGCAATACTAAGTTGGGCTTGGTTGATATTACCTGCATTATACCCAATCGCAATACTATTGCCTTGTTGGACATAATTACCCGCGGTATTACCAATAGCAATAGAATTTATGCCTTGAATATTCGAGCCTGTGCCTGAACCGATACTTATAGCGCCTGCACCCTGGAACGCATTACCAGAATTATGTCCAATAGAAATAGCATTTGTGCCTTGGGTATTATTGCCTGCTAATCTACCAATAGCTATTGCATTAGCACCCTGTGTAGTAACACCTGCATTATTACCAATAGCGATCGCACTAGCAGCTTGAGTATTGCTTCCTGCTGCATTACCAATTGCAATACTAGTATTACCTTGTAGTATTGCACCTGCACCATTACCAAATGCGACTGCATTAGTAGATAGTGTACCTACGTTGGTATTAGCAACAATGAACTGAATATTGGCATTCGCTGAAGCGATATTGATACTAGAAGTACCATTTGCCAGATTACCAATATGATATGGGGCAATAATATTACCACCAACGGATAATACACCCGCTGTAATAATATTGCCGCCGGTGATATTACCAGTTGCAGTTATTAAGCCAGCAGTATTGATATTTGCGCCTGTTACATTACCAGTTGTTGATGAATAACCACTAACCAATACGTTACTAGCTGTCAGTATATTACCAGTAATGGTGGCTATTCCAGCTGTTACTAAGTTAGCGCCGGTGATATTACCAGTTGCAGTTATTAAGCCAGCCGTAGTGATATTCCCGCCAATAACGTTGCCAGTTATATTAGCCTCTCCCAACGCAGTTACGTTCGCTGCAGTGGTAATATTGCCAGTTGCAGTAATAAAACCAGCTGTTGAGAATGAACCGCCAGTAATGCCGCCAGTTGCAGTTATTAGTCCAGCAGTATTGATATTTGCACCAGTTACATTACCAGCTGCAGTTACTAAGCCAGCAGTTACAAAGTTAGCGCCAATAATATTACCACCGGCGGTTACTATATTAGCAGTATTGATATTGCCACCAATGACATTACCAGTAATAGTGGCTAAACCAGCAGTATTGATATTTGAACCAGTTACATTACCAGTTGCAGTTACTTCACCAGCTGTAGTAATATTACCGCCAATAACGTTGCCAGTAATAGTAGCATAACCACTAACCAAAGCGTTACTAAGTGTCAATATATTACCCGCAGCAGATATCAAACCACCTGTAGTAATATTCGCTGCAATAACGTTGCCAGTAATAGTAGCATAACCACCAGTTACTATGTTACCGCCTATAACGTTACCAGATACGGTAGCCAAACTAGCTGATATTAAACCAGCAGTATTGATATTGCCGCCAGTTACATTACCAGATGCAGTAACCAAACCAGCTGTTGTTAAGTTAGCGCCAGTTACGTTGCCAGATGCACTAATAGTATTCGCCGTAATATTGCCCGTGTATATCGGTAAGTATGCCGCTACGTTTGCATTACTATATTGTGTTGGTAAACCAGTTAAGAAGGCAGCGTTGCCGAATAAGTATGAGCCGGTTATATTACCAGTAACACTTAGGTTACCAGGGCTAAAGGTAGCAACTACGTCAGACGAAGTGCCGCCGCCTGCCGCTACGATCACTGAACGTGTCGGGGTAGCCGCAGCCAATATCAAGTTGCCACCAGCGTTCGCGCTGCCGTCAGCCAGCGTGTAGAGATACGCGTCGTTTGCCTTGACCACGTTGCCTAGTGCGTTTGGAGATAGCCCATCGAACGCGCTAGACGCTATACCAAAGTCAGCGAAGTAGGTGCTGTTTGTGCCGTTGTCGGCAGTGACCACGTAATCAGCACTCGCGCCGTTGCCAGGGTTGATATTCTGGAAGTTGATCTGGGCGTAGTCTGGGTAGTCAGCAGTTACTTGGAATACAGTAGCCGGTAAGTTTGCGTAGCCAGAGGGCACACCAGCGTAAAGTGCGCCGAAGCCATATATGTCACCGAAGAACTGACCTTGGTTGCCCGATATCTGGTTGATGTTGCCCGGCAGTGTCACGTTGCCAGTGACGACTAAGTTGCCCACCGTAGCCTGGTCCGTTACCGACAGTGCGTGTGTGGTGGTTAGCCCACTTACGTTCAGAGTCGACAATACGCCCAACTGGTTGATATATGGTTGATTATTCGTGGTAATAGTGCCGCTTATATTGCCGCCATACGTGGGCAAATAGTTGGCAACATTCCCGATAGTAATATATCCCGAGTCGTTGATAAGGTTACTGGTCGTCGTTGGTATTACTGGTATATTCGCTAAGTCATTATATTCCCCGCTGAAAGCCACGTTCGCAAAGCCAGTGAGTTGGGCTCCGTTGCCTATGAACGCGCTGGCTTGGATAGGCGCGTATGAGGCGTTCGCAAAGTCAACAGTCGTAGTCGGCATCGTCACCAAGTCGCTGAAAAGGCGCCATGTGCCATCAGTGTGATCTCGGACAAACCCGCCGTATTGCTGCGTACCTGTATCATACTCTACAATCGTGCCTAAGTCAAGCAAATCCGCAGTATTATTTGCGCCGATGAATATAAGCGGGTCGCTTACTATTAGATCTTGTGCGCTATTATAGTTTAAGTTACCAGTTATTTCAACGTTGCCAGTAATGCTCGCATTACCATTTACAAGCAAGCTAGTACCAATAAAAGTGCCGTTTGATACTATATTACCAGACGAGCTTATGGTATTACCTGATAATATATTAGCAAATATTGAACCATCAGTATTGAGATTCGCGCCGGTAATATTGCCCGTTGTGCTAATAATATTTGCAGTAATATTGCCAGTATATACCGGTAAGTATGCCGCGACATTAGCGTTAGTATATCCGCCCACTAGTCCACTAGCTGAGATATTCGATAACTGACTACCATCGCCTATAAAGTAATTCGCAGTAACGTTGGCATTTACAACCACGTCACTAATAATATTACCAGCCAAACTAGTTGTGCCACTAACTGTTAAGTTACCAACTTCGCCTGTAGTAATATTGGCACTCGACGCAGTGATAATATTAGAAGTAATATTACCAGAAGCAGAGACATTACCAGTATATACCGTATCAGAAGCTACTAAGTTAAT